TATCTGCCAATTACCTGTTTCCTCTTTCTTCCCCCCCCCCCCTTAGCTCAGTCGGTTAGAGCAGGCGACTCATAATCGCTTGGTCGCTGGTTCAAGTCCAGTTCGGGGGACCATTTATTGTTCGTCATGGTTTGAGTCTATTTTTATCGTTAAAATAAATGCAAACGATGATTCTTTTGAGGTAGCTCGCTTAGCTGCGTAAGCCCTCCAAGGTTAGTCTAAAGCCTTGTTACCAAATTTTAGCCCTGTTTGGCTTTCGCAGGGATTGTTAGTAAAGCCACCATCCTAATATGTATTTAGGGTATATATCAGGATGGCTTATGTCATCACAATGTTGTTTTTTGATGGTAACCAAAGTCCCTAGAAATAGGGGCTTTTTTAGAGATACCTCCACTCGCCTTTACTTTGTTCATAGAGTGTTTCCTTTATCTGGTCAGAACAATCAGATTTGAGGTATCTCTCAAAAGGTATTTCCTTTGGTTTGACATACTAATATTGTTTAACATAGCCACGTTAGTATGTCCTTTTTATTCTTTTTAATGGTATACTTTCACTGTACCCTTAAAAGATATTCAAATCTTTCAGAAGGTTTCCTACTAAAACTGAAAGGGGATTTGTCTTAAATGGTCCCGAATTATCCCACAAATGTGGGTTATTCAGGGGTAACGGTGTTAGAGTTGTGAAACCCATACAACCACGTCTGATTGAACGATATCAATTACAGTAAACGCTGTTATATGTAGGTATAAAAAGATTCGGTGCTCACTACCATTCATGCCTAGGATGATAAAAGTGAAATGTACTCGGGTTACGGTAGCCTTGAGCGGGTACAGCAGTTTACTGGTTCTGTATAAAAACCAGTACCTTTCATTAAACCAGTCATAGGTTAAAACACAAGATATAATGTGTGGAAAATAACGTTTATTCTTTTATTTTGTGTGTGACTGGTTTAAGAAGGGTAACCTTCAATTTCATTTTATTCATAAAATTTCCTAAGCTAAATACCCCCGATTTCTCGGGGGTATTTTTATTATTATAGTAAGTTATGCCAGATGTATTGTTCCCAACCGTTTATTAGGTTACTTGGGGATAATTGATAATCTAATGAACTATCGAATAATAAGTTCTGTTCAATTACTGTCTTATCTAATAAATCACTATCCGGAATAGCTTTACCTAAACCATAAGTTGTCATGGTTCTCAAGAAGTTTCTACGAAGATTTCTGAAGATAACTTTCTGAATAGCTAATTTATAAGCTAAGAACCAAGTCAATCCTACTTTATTAGTCCAGTCAAATTCTCTACCTCTATTCATCGTATAGTTTACAAACTCATCACGAATCACTTCCATAGCACTTGCACTTGGTACACCTTTACGTTGTGTTAAATGTTTATATAAAGCATATTTAGCAACAAAGTCACCATAGTCTAATGATTGAACCATGAAATTATGTGTAGGACTTCCTTTACGAATAAGTGCAGCATCTACTAATTTCTTACCAATCATATCTTCTACAGCAGACTCAGCTTTACTAATACCAGTTTTATCAGTTACTCGTTTAAACAACGTGAAATCTACATCAGCATCTGAACCAATATCAATATTTGTTACTGAGTTAAAGATACCATTTTCTACTAAAGGTTTAATTGGAGATTTAGCTAACTTCTCTTTCAATACTTGAAGTTCGTTAGTTAATTTAACTCTCTCATTTGGTTGAAGTTTATGGTTCAACAATAAGAACTCAATTTGAGCAATTTTACCTGAAGTAGCTTGATAATCTTTAGCTAACTGTAACCCTTCTTTAGTATCAGGAACAATATGTTTTGCAGGTACACCTGCAGTCCATAAGTGAAGTACGTTAGAAACCAAGTTACTCATTGGAATAAATAAGCTTCTGTTTAGAATAATATCTTTAGTGAATGAAGCTAGTTCATTTGCACCTTTTTCTAAACCTACTGCTAGTTTTACTGGGTTATACCCTACAGTTCCAGCCATTACTTCAAACACACCACGTACTACTTTTTGTACTGGTTCAGGAAGTCTGCTCTTATCATTCCAGAAATCTGAAAGACTTGCTTGATGATATCCAAGAATATTTTCAATTTCACGCATATCAATCATTACACCGCCGGTACTTTCAATGTATTGTTTAGTCTTTGCAGGAAGAGCTTTATAAATATCATTGATTTCTTCAGCCATCTTCACAGATTTCATATCTGAACCTTTTGGTTTGTACTCACCATCAAACGGGATGTAGTATTTTCTATCACTTACACTTTTAGCGTAATGATGTCTTAATAAATCTACAGCATATTTGTTAGAAGAGATGTTAGTGTCTTCTTCAATTACACGACCAAAGTAGTTACCAATCGCATCAATACCGTTTTCAGTAGATGGGATAAGTTGATTTTCTAAATCTCTAGGTAGGTCAATAGCTGTATCAATAATATTCCCATCATGGTCAATAAGAATTCTGCGAGAAGTATCTTGTTCCAATTTGTCATAGTAGTTCTCATTTAATCCAGCAGCCATCATGATTTTTGCTGGGATAGTTTGTTTACCTTTATTTTCTCTTAAAGCTTTAGAGTTAAGAGCCATCATACTAAATAAATTAGTACCCATTATTGTAGATTCAGTTAAGTTGAACATACCTGTCGTAAAACGCACAGAATCGTCCATATTCGTATGCATTACTAAATGTCCAGTAGGTAACTTAGCTTTTTCTAAATAACCACGTCTACGCAAATCTGAGAGCGTTTCTGTATCACTAGGGCTAACAACTTTTACATTACTCATTGGGTCTTTATGGTTCATTACAAAACCATCTTCACCAACAAGACTATTTGGAGCTTTTTCCATAGATTTAGCATACATAGTTTCTACAGAGTCTAACATTTCATTGACTGCTTCTGGTTGTTCAGTCATAAGCTTAGCCATTTGAGCTTTATGTTTAGCATCTACATAATCTAATGCATAAATACTTGCAAGCGTAGCTACTGCTTCTTGGAAACGTTCATCAGATACACCGATTAGATTACTAATCGCACGAGTATTAGGCATAATATAATGGCTTTCTTTAATGTTAGCAGTCTTAGCTTTCTTAGTTACCATTAATGAACCAAGACCTTTAATCTGCCACATCGCAATGTTATATAGACGTTCACCTTGTTTATCACCAAAACGACTTACTAATTCACCTCTGATATAACCAGATACTTTAGCTTTCTCAAAGTTAGCTTTAGAATCGTTAGTTAAGATATCTAATACTTCTTTATCTTGAACACCACTAAAGTTTTTAATCTTATGGAAATTAGTAGGTAATAAGATAGCATCAATCGCTCTCTTATCATCTTTAGATAAGTGTTCAAATTTAGCTTCAATACCGGCAGGAATTGTACTTGCTGCTTTCTCACGAACACTTTCTAAAAGCGTAGAGTTCTCGTTTTTCGCTTTATACCATTGATATGTTTTAGAAGTTGAACCAACAACTAAACGTACAAGAGTACCAATCCATGTTCTACGACCTTTACCTTTTTCATAAGTATTAATCCACTCATTCATAACTTTAGTAAACATAGAGTCCATATCATCTTTATGAACACCTTGACCAGATTGCATTGCATGAACCAGAGCTTCTACATGTTTAGAATCAGTTAAATCACCGAGCATACGAGCTACTTGTGCTAATTTTTCTTCGCGTTCTTTTAATGCTTCAATCTGAGCATTTGCTTGTGCTATAGAACGAAAATCTTTTGTCTCAAATGCTTTTACAGAATCCATTAAGATATCTGCACCTTTAGCAAAATCACTTGTAGCAAGTTGTTTACTATATACAGAAGTATATGCTAAAGATTGTTTAACTTTATTCTTCAGAGAAGTAGGTTTAGCTTTATAGAAATTAGTTAATTTATTTCTAATATCTTCATTTGTAGCAACAAGAGCCAACATATAAGAAAGTTTATTAGGTGAACTTCTCATAGGGTTAATTACTTTATTAAAAGTATCTTTTGATAAACCTAATACACTTGGTTCAAGGATAGCAGATAAATCTTCTAACCATTTATAACCAGCTTGTTCTAATGTTTTATTACCGGCAACAGCAACTCTGTTTGCAGCATAAGCTAATACAAATGCATTCTCTTCATCTTGGGTCATTCTGATACCAGATGTTCTTAAATTAGAAACTAAATCTTGAGCTTCTGCATCCATTGGATTATTTAACACTGTAGCAAGTTCTTCAGGGATTGTAGTATCTGCTTGAATTGCATTTGTTAAATCAGAAGTTAGTTCATTTAAGTGGTCTTTATGTTCAGTAGAATTACCGAATAAAGATACTCTATTCATAATTTCTGGGTAAGCAGTAGCATCAGTATCTACTAAAAATTCAATACGACTTAATGCTTCATTTCTATTCCGTCTACCTGATGTACCTGTAGCTAGAGTTTCTAAATCATATTTATCCGGATAAGTTGCAGCATCTGCTAACACATTTAGAGAAGTAAGAATGTTAAACAACGCAGATTGAGTTGCATCATTCTCTTTATTGATTCCCATAACATTAGCCATCTCTTTTCTTAATGCATCATAGTGAGCTTCTAATACACCACTTACTCGTTTAGAAAGGGCACTTTTGCCTGATAAAGTACTTTGGATTGAAGCACCTGAACCAAACTTCAGTTCACGTAACATATCTGCTTCTGTTAAACCATAAGATACAAATTCTTGCATCACATGACTTTGGAACTTCAATACTGTTGCTTCAGACATACCTTCAATAGATGGAAGTACTTCAAATGCATATTGGAAGTTAATAGCAGATGCTTTAGCAGAAGGATGTTGAGCATAAACACTATCTATTGTTGCACCAATAAGTTCATTATCTTTACCATAACCTTTTTCAATAGCAGCTTTACGTAAATCTTCTACACCTTGTAATACTTCTGGGTCTAAAAGCATTCTATTAGTGAATTTACGAGCATTCATCTCAATAGTTTTAATAGCTTGTCTTTCGCCAAAAGTGAGTCGATGACGTTGGTTAGAATAATAATTAGAGAATTTAGTTCTAGTCATGGAGTGTAATAACTCATGAACCATTGTCACAACACCTTGATTAGGATTAATGTAAATACCTACGCCTTCTACATACTTACCTTTAGTATCTTTACTAATGCTATAAATAAAGTTTTTACCTTTAGTAGTACGCATATCTACGTTATAAACTTTCTTAGCTTCTTCAACAAGATCATCTAAGCTTGTAAAAATCTTACTATCTGGACTTAATGCAGTAAGGTATCTAGATAACTGACTTACAATACTTGCTACAGAACCTTGAATAGTATCAGTATCTACATTGTCTAAGAATTTAGATAAATCTCTTACTGTTTTCAAAGATGAAACATCAAACTCAATATCATCTGCAAATTCTGCATTACTTTGAAGTTCATCATATTTTTCAGTTCGATATTTAATAAATTTACTGGATAACTCTTCATCATTTTGGATAAATAAAGCTAATGCTTCACTAGATTCTAATAACGGGAATTTTTCTCTAAATTTAATGAATCGTTGTACTAAGTCAGATTGTTTAGATACAAGTTCTGGATTATGGAAATATCCAGTATTACTTCCACCAAACTGGTTCACAATAACTGGTAAATCATTTGCTTCAAGCTGACGAATTGCATAATTTCTTGCTACCATAAATTTATAACTTATAATGGTTTGACGTACAGCAGTAATAAAAATATCTTCATCCGGATTTAACTCATTCTCAAAATACGGTGAGAATTCTTCTTGTAAAATTTTAGGTACTTTAAATGTATCATCTAGTTTTTGTAATAAGTTTTGATTAGCACTATTTGCAAAAAATTCTTCCATTGGCATTACACGTTTACCAACTAAACGAGCAGCATTACGATAATCCAAATATTTTTGAATTAAGTCTTGGTTAAGTCTGATATGAGCTTTTAAATTTCCCTCTCCACCACCACGTTCTAAACGTGGATTAGAAAGTTTAACCATTGCCATACTTCCAAACACAAAGTCTCTTAATGCAGGGTCTTTAAATACCTTTTTGCCATTAATTTTCACTTTCTCTTGAAGTTCATCAAATGAAGTTCTATTAAACATTTGGAACATAGCTTCTAATAAGTGAGTATTAGTATGTACATCAAAAGTGTTTTTATTTGCACCAATACCTACTTCATCTCTTAATTGGTATTTAGCATCAAGACCATCGAATACGTTTAAGAAAGCTTTACCTACTCGATTCATAGCTTGTTGAACCAAGTGTAATGTCATAGCTTCTGTAGATGGTACAGATGCAGTATTAATACTTGCACCAGCAGCTTCAAAGTTAGTTCCTTCATGATATACACGAACTTTATCAGATTTAGCAGTACTACCTGAACCTTGAGCAAAGTTAGAACTGATATTAGTAGAATGGTCTAAAGAAACTGAACCATCTGTTTTAAGTAATGTGTTACCTAAATCTACTAAAGAATCTATAAGTTCAGCACTATCAGAGAATGCAGTACCTACAATAGGGATATTCTTCATCTGTTTCATCAGTTGAATAATTTCGCTACGAGTAATACCTACAGAACCTTGTAGTTCTGAATATCCTTTTTCTTTGTTACGTTTATCAATAAATGTAGGGAATTTAGATGTAAACTCATTCATAAACATATTGAATAGAGCTTGGTTCAAATTCATAGCAACATTGATACTTTCAAAATGCTCAGAGAATTGTTCTTGAATAGCATCATTTAAGAATGTTCCAAGACTGTTGCCAATACGTCTAGTTATATTGACTTTATTTTCATTGTAATAATCTACAATATTATTTATTTCATCATTAAGAGCTTTTGAATAATTACGTAAAGCTTTAACATCTCTACCAGTGACTGCTTTACTCAAATCAGTGTTAGTTTGATATCCTTTTTCATCATTAAATAATGGAGAAGGGATACCTAGAATTACAGCTATAGCTCTAGCTTGTGCAAAAGCTTTACTCAATGCTTTCCAATCATCATTAGAAGAGTCTTCATTAATAGAAGCAATTCTAGTCATGGTCTCATCTAAATAGTTTAATAGCTGAGGTTTTAAGTTAGTCATGATTTGGTTAGTAATACCTTTTTGTTTACCACCATACATTGCTGGAGTAACACCTAACTTAGCTAAACTACGTTTAAATGAACCAATAAGATTTTCATCTTGGAATTGAGAGTAATCCCCATTTATTGCAAGTTTATAGAACTTACCTAATTCAGTAGCACTAACACCGTCTAATAAGATAATTTGACCATAGGTATATAAAGTATTAATTCCACCTAAAATACTACGTGTACGATTAACAAACTCTTTTTTACCCTCTTTAGAGAATGGTTCTGCAATAGTTTGATTAATTGCACTATTAAGGTTTTTACGAATACCTTCTAGTTCATCCATTAATTCCGGAGATGCTTCAATCTCTGCATAATATTTAGTAGCTGCAGCTTTACCTCTACCAAAGATTTTTCGAATATGGTTTAACATATCATTGTTAGATAAATATGGGGTAAAGTATTCACCTACTGTATATTTACCAACTTTTCTATTCATTTCTTCAGAGAATGCTGGTAAAGCTGATTTTATGGAATTTTCCATAGATTTAGCGATATGTTCATACATATCATCAATATCATACCCTTCAGAATCAAATAATGTTCTTGCACCTTCTAGCTTATCAAGTTTATCAAGGTTCTCAGCTAAGATATCTAAACCAATATTACCTGTACGATTTTGAGCTTTAATATAAGCTGGAGTGATAGCAGTACTAAACTGTTTAAGAATATTATAAAAACCGTTAGCAATACCATCTGCTTCAAGGTATAAGTGGAAATTTAATTGACCACGTTTAGATTTACCATATTGGTTATCATGACCTTCTACATTTTGATATTGATATTGAGCAAATGCAGAAAGGGTTTTTACTAAACGAGATGTACCAGTACCATGTTCATTATAGAAAGCATAAGCCATATCTAAATCAGGAATATAGTCTTTACCTTGTTGTTGAGCTTTCCATAACTCATTAACCATATCTTGATATTTACCAAGTTTTTGCTTAGTTTCTTCTACGATATTTTGATAAAGTTTTTTCTCAATCTTAACACCTGCAGCTTGAGCCAATGCAAGAATAAAGCCTTTAGCGTCATTAGATTGTTTACGTTTACTATTAGCTAACTCAATCAAGTCTTCAAATGTTCTTGGTTCAGAAGCTTTGTTTACTTTGAATGATGGAGTAATTGTACCTTGTACAGTCGTATATCCATTTTCATCTTGGCTCAAAGTAAATTCTACTGGGTTAAGCATTTCACGTACTACTTTACTTTCTACTGGGTTTAAGTCAGCAGAGAAGATAATACGACCATTGGTAGCAAATTTATGAGCAAATCTAAATACTGTATCAAAGAAATTCTTGATACCTTGACCTAAAGAAAGTCCTCTATACGTATCAATTAAACGGAAATCTCTATCTACACGAAGTTGTCTAGAACGTAATGCGTCTTTAGACTCTTCTGTAATAGGTAAATCATCAATTTTAATATGTTCTGGGATAGCACCATTCAACACTTTATAAAGTTCCGGTTGATTATCGTATAAATCAAACATATTTGAATCCGGAGTAAACGCTACTGAGTTAGCAGTTTGTAATGCTTTTTTCAGAGTAGGGTTATGACCAGAAGTAAGTTTTGTCTTAGCATCTTTAGATTCTGCTTTAGGACCTTTAGATGGAGCTTCACCAATCTCTTCATTGATGTCAGATAAAGTTACACCATGCAATAACTCAGTATCACCAAAGATAGCATTTGCTGCATCACTATGAGCGTAATTTAATAAGTTTAAAGTAGCCCCATAGATAGGTGAACCAAACGCTTTATTAAGAGTTTCTGCACTATCTTCATAAGCTTTAGCATCCATCTTCATAGACTTGCCTAGCATTAAACGAGTAGCTTCATACTGAGCATCATTCATGATTGCTGGGTTATTCCAACTGAAACCAAAGTAAATATGAGGTTCAGTTTTTTCAGTTGAGTCATTTACTACATCAACAAGATATTCCTGAATCATGCCGTTGGCGAGCATATAGTTATACGCTTCTAAACCAAGAGAAGATTTAATAGTATCTTCTTGAATCATAGAAGTTGCTTTAGTAGTTTTTAATCCTAGAGCTTCAAATACTTTTGAACCAATCTCTTTAATAAACTCACGTTTAGCACCAGAGATTACAGAATAGTTATCTACTCGTTGAGCTTTACTACGGTCAATCTGAGAGATGTAATTTGTTTTTAATTCTTGAGTAACATTATACACACCAGATATTTGACCAATACCGCTTAAGCTTTCTTCTAAAGTTGTATGGAAATGACGGTTGTTAGCTTCCATAATTGCTTGAGGAATAGCTACTGTGAATGCTTGGATTACTTTCTCAGGAATGCTTACTGTTGGTTTACCTTTTTCATTAAAGGTTAAACCAAACAAGTTAGTAAGGAAGTTGAATCCAGTAAATCTAGGTAATACAGCAGTGTTAGATTTCTTACGGTATGTACCTCTACGAGTATGTCTATTAAACACACCTGTTTGTCTACCTTTAAGATAATCACTGATAGAACGAGTAATAGGAATTAATGCACTAATAAATGCACCATCTTCACCAGTAGTATGGTCAAATGTACCGTCATTTAATAACTCACCAATAACACGGGTATTTTCCATACCTTGTTCAGTACCATAGTCTTTAACCTGTGTAGCTGCCATTGCTTGCACAGCTTCATTAGACATTCTATTACTATAGTCTTTGTTCTCTTGAACAAACATACCAAACGAGTTTTGTTCTACATCAAAACCATGTTTGATAAGCTCTTTTGCAATAGATTCAGGGAAATCAACTGTTAAAGTATCTCCAGAAACTTTTACAAATGGGTTATCTTCTTGAATAAGGAATTCCGGATTAAGTGGAACTTTTACTGTATATGTTCCTTCAGTAGGTAATTCACCAAACTGAGCTTTTAGAGCTTCTGCATTTAATTCTGCAAAAGTATGAGCCAAGTACGATTTATGCATTTCATAATTCGAGTTTTGAGCTTTTAATAAAGTAGCATCACCTAAGTACGGTAAACCTAATAACACTTCCGGTGCTGATTCTGTTTGTGTTTCTGTAGATTGGTTTTCTTGTTGTTCTACTTCTTCTGTAGTTTCTCTTAAGTTTTCAGCAACAGTATCAATGTCATCACCTAACTGTAATGCTGAACCAAGAGCAACAATAGCATCAGTGTATGAACGTAAGCCTACTGCTAATACATTTACATCTTCAGAAAAATTATCAGGGTTTTTAGCTTGAGCAGCTTTATGTACTTTTAAGTCTTCATCTTGGTTCTGTACGTAAGAAATTCCACGCTCTAAGATAAAACGTTTAAGTGCTTGGTTAAGGTTACCATTCATCACTCTATCAGCATACATCTGAATAAGCTTATCTAATTCTGGTTGTCCAATACCATATTGAGATTCCATCTGACCAAATACAAGTTGTCTTGGTGTAGCAATAGCAGAGTCATCTGTACCTTGAATATATTTATCAAAATCTTTTTTAGAGAATTTAGAACGAATTTTTGCAGAAATTTTACCTTTAGTATTTACGAAACTAACTAACTCTTTTGATGAGTCATCAACTTCTACATCAATTTGACTTACAGGTTTACCATTCTCATCTTTACGGATAGAAGCTACAGTAAAGGTTTTATTTTTTGGTTCATCTTGGTTTACAACTAAATCAGATGGTTGAGGGTTTCTTAAACGTTCTCTCACATTTGCTAATGCTTTAGGGAAAGCATCTTTCCAGAAACCTTTATCTTGTGAATGGGTAAACTCAGCATTTTCAGTATCTAATAGCTGTTTAGCTGCTTTAAGGTTTTGTACAAAAGATTCATAAATTAATCTTTCCATTAAAGCAAAATTAGTATCTTTATTCGTACCTAATTTACCAACATGTTTAATGCCTTCACCCCAAGATTTACTATAAGTATCTTGGTCAAATGAACCAGACTTAAGACTTTGGTAAGCATGTTCTACAGAAAGATATCTTTTACCTTCAAATGTAAATGGACGTACTGCTAAATTAGAGAAATGTTTATTCTCATTAGAACCATGCCAAACATTGATAGATGTTGGTTTAGAAGCTTTCTTCGCTAAAGGTTTTGTATGGTTTCTTGCAGTGCCTTGCAATAAAGATTGAGCAATCTTATTAAAACCTTCCATATCTCCCATAGCTAATTCTAAATAACGTTCTGCAGATTTAATCGAAGTGAATCGGTTAATATCACCAGAAAGAGTTGTATATTTAGTTTTGTAAGAGTATTCAGGTTTTAATTTACCGGCAGCATCATCAGCTTTCATATGATTAATCATATCAGTAAGAGCACTAACTTTATCTACCTGAGTATTAAAGAAGCGTTGTAATCTTGCTAATGAATGGAATTCTGTACCTGTTTTCTTAGCATTAAAGTAATCTGTTACATAATCTAATAAACCAAGTTTATACCCTTTAGAATATGCACCTACACCTTGTGAACCAAAGAATTTCTGTAATATCACATCATCCACAGAATAGTCTGATTCTGATTCAGATGGAGTCCATTTATTTAATTCATCTAATAATAGTTTGAATGGAGAATGGTCACCAAAGTCTTTACCAATACTGTTAAGACTTGAACGCATTTCTTCTAATAATGCACGAGTACCTAAGAGTTTTTCTTGTGTACTGGTACCAGTATCTTTTAAAACACTAATTTTAGTAAGAGCATCGCTGTATTTAGTATAAGCTTCTTCTTCAGAAATCTGACCAGAATGTAAAGCTGTACTAATATCTTTAAGCTCACGAGATACTGCATTGTATACTTCAGGATAGTCTTTTTTATCTTTTCCATCCAAGAATGATACATCTTTAGGCATCTGTTGAACTTTTTCATATTCTTGGTTTCTGTCTGTAGAAAGCATGCTATATAAAGTAGACTTAGTTAATTTTTGGAAACCTTCGTCTTTACCAGCTAATTCATTTACTTTATCAACAGCAGATTGCTTTTGTTCATCAGTAGCATTAGGGTCAGCATTTGTCATGTGCATATCACTAATAGCAGAATAAAGGTCATTATTATAATCTGCTAAGTCTTTTACAGCACCTTGACTTAATTTAACTTGGAATGCTTCATAAGCATCTTTTAATGCAGTGTATCCTTCAACTTGTTCTTTAGATAGTTTATCTGGATTCTCTAGAGCTTTGCGTGCATTAGCATATCCTTGATAAAGAGCATGAATTACTTGGGTGTAATTCTCTTTACCATGACTATCAATTACTTCTTGTAAAACAGTACTTGATTTACCTAAAGTATCAATAGCTTCTTTATATGATTTACCAATACTGGATTCATCAAAGTCTTTACCGAGTACACCTTTTTGACCAGCTACTACTTTACCATCTTTATCTTTATAAGATGATGTGCCAAATAAGGATTGGTTTTCTTTAGCTTCAGCCTCTACCTGTTTAGCCTGCATTTTAGCAGTAGACTTAGAAGCAATACCTGCAAGTTTATCTCCAGCAAGTTTTAATGTTTTACCTGTTGCACCTTTACCTAAAGGCATAGCAGCTAAACCACCTGAACCAAGACCAGCAACGATAGCGCCTTTAACACCTTCAGCAAATGCAGTTTCTTTTGGATTATATACTTCAGAACCTACAGCTCTATTTGCCGAAGCTTTAGGATTGTATTCACCAGAATATGACTCAACAAATTCTTCAGTCATTTCTTTTCCGGTATTACCTAAGAAGTCTTTAACGTATTCATTAAATGATTTAGCTTTACCAGTTACACCACCAATACGTTTTTCTAAACCGGAAGTTAATGCATTAACCACACCAGATGCAACAAATGTTTTACCATATGCATCTTTTGCTGCTGCAGTAGCTAGTTTATCTTTTTGAGCCAAGTATTCATTTCTATAATCAACATTCTTCATGCCTTCAGCAAATGAATCTACTTTATATTTCTGGTTCAAATCATTAACAATTTCTGAACCTTTAGCAGTTTTATTGAGCTGGTTATCATCCATATTAGCAACAAGCGAATAACCAGATTTCAATGAATCCATTGCTTCTTGATTAGCTGCATGAGCAGTAACACCAACTGTAGCTGCTTTTGAACCAATAGAAGAAAGGATTTCTTCTGCACGTTGTCTAGCAACATCTTTACCTTCAGAGAAAGTTTTACGTTCAGCAGTTTTACCTACACCTTTAATTTGTTGTTGTGTAAGATTAGATTTACTAATATCAGATTTAGCTTTAGATTGGATAGCTTCCATTTGTGGACGAACTTTTGTAGAAGTTCCTTGAATAGCACCAGTAGCATTTTTCTGTTGGTTCGCTACACTTCCTAAACGAGTTTGTACTAAATCTTTTACAGCATCTTGTTCAGCTTTTAAAGCAGCTTTAGTACCTGCCGCTTCTGCAGCATTAGTAAGTTCTTTCTTAAGGAAAGCTTTTACTGTAGATTCAGCTACACCACGAGCTAACATAGCAGAACCTTTAGCAACAATACCACCTACGACTAAATCACCTGCAATCTCTGAAGCTTTAGTCATAAGAGTAGATTTCTCACCGAGTAAATCAGCAATTTCAGTAAACTGTCTGGTTCTCCATGCAGTATTTTTAGCTTCTTCAAGTGTTTGTCCTTCATTACGAGCAATCTCAATATCTTGCTGTTCTTGAAGTTTATTTAATTCAGATTTAGCTCGAGTTCTAGCTTCTGCTTCATGAATAGCAGAAGATTGGTTTTCTCTTAACCAGTTTGCAGCACCATGCCATGCATTATCTTCACTGGCTACATCTTGAATACCTTCCTCGCCATTAGCAATGATATTACCTGCATCTTGAATTGAGCCAATGGTATCAAGTGTCTTAGCACCAATAGCAAGACCAGAATCTTTTAAGTTATTCCAAGAGAAGAAATTGTTATCACCGTTCTCACTTCTAGCTCCAGCTTGTACTGCTAGTTGTGTAGCATTTCTACGCATTTGATATGCATATTCTGCAGCATCGTCACCATAGACACCTTTAATATAAGAGATGTCTTTTGTAGCCATAGCTTGTTCAAAGTCGATATCTTCAAAGGTAGTTTCATAATCACCTTTCTGACGTCTATCAAAGTTTTCTAAACGGTCTGAGCCAGATAAAGAATTAATACGATTAGATTCTTGAACTTCTTTATATTGTTCTTCCGGAGTTAAACCTAAATCTTTCCAATTATCTTGAGCATTTTGACCATAAGCATTCTGACCATCAAGAATACGTTGATTACGTGCTGTAGCTTCTTGTAAACGCTCTTGACGTAATTTATTAGGGTTACCATATAGTAAACCTGCTTGATATTCTTGATAGGTTTCTGGGTCAATATTAGAGTTAGGCATGCCCCAGTTAATCTGAGGCATTTCTTGTTGAACAGCTCCGGCTTGTGCAGCTTCTTCATTTTGCTGACGAATTGCTTCTTCTTCTTGCAATTCTTTTTGATGGAGTGGGGATTGATAAAGTCTATTTACATTAGACTGGTAATTTGAAAGATTATCAAAGTAATTACCCATTCTGTTTTCCTTCTTTTGGATGTAAGATTGCTTTAACTGAAGCGTATGTCCATTTATTTTTATCTTTAGGGATAAGTGGTAAATGTTGTCTACTACGTATTTCATTTAGCATCTGGATTTGTTTAGCAAAGTCTTCTTTACTAATATACCCGTCATCTGCTCGCTGTAGATTAGCTAAAATACTCGCTTCTAAATGCTGAGGTCGTCCGTATTTTATATCATCTCTAGATTTATTAATAGCATCCAATTCAGATTTATACTTACTCTCTAATGCTTTCCTTGCATTTAAATTACCAGATTGGTATGCTGCACGGTCTTCTGGAGGCATTTGGTCTATGATATCAATAAGTAATGCATCACGTGATAAAGCAACAGATTTAATAAATCTAGCACCTTCTTCTAAACCTGCTTTATTGATTCTTGCAAGTTCAGCTCTATCTTTTTGTAGTTGAGGGGCAGACTTATAGAAATCTGTTTTAGTAGTAGCGGTATATCCTAAACCATCTTCTGTGTTATCTTCTACATAAGAGACTAAGTTACTAGCATTACGATTATTTTCCCCATATCCTGCAATCTGTTGATATGCATAACTAGGAGTATCTTTGAGAGAATTAGCATTAGCTTCTGCTTTAGCTAAATTGATTACAGAATCAGAAAGGGATTTACCATTATTTGCACCTCTAGAAATAAACAATTTAAGTTGTTCCATTTCCTCATTGAACTCAGTAGTAGCATTATCAATAGCTTTCTGGTTCACTTCTTTTCCATCTGTAGGACGATATGCCATTAACTTATTTGCTGATTTAATAGCAGCTCCAATAATTAATTGTTTATCTTCTTTTGATAAAGTTGAACCAGCTTGTTCAACACTATCTACTACACTTGCAAAAGCAGAATCGTATTTATTAAGTCCAGAATTATCAATTTCACCATTCTTATTTTTACGGTATAAATCTTCTGCTACAGATTTAGCAGAACGTAGAATAGATTCTTCGGTGTTTAACTCTTTAGTATTACCATTGTACTCTACATGTTTTGCTGGTTCTAAAGTTTTAGAATCTACTAAGCTTCTAACATTTTTAAATGCTTTATTAGTAATTTCACTGCTAGCTTCATCTGAACCAAGATAATCTTTTACAACTCTATTAGACATGGTTTGAATCTTACGATTTAATCCTTCATGCACGTCAGCAACTGCTGCATTTAATTGGTCTTTAAATTTACCTTTACCTGCATACTTCTTAGTAGAAAGCACAGTCTTAATATTTTTCAAATATTGTTGTTCTACTTGGATTTTAGCTTTATCAGCAGTAGTAAGATTCTCATTAGTTAGCTTCAATTCATTATCAGCCATTCTTTGATTAAACTCATCAACAGTTTCAATATCACGGAATTTATTACCATCTTTAACCTGAAGAGCTTTTGTATATACTTCAGCATTTCGTAAAGCAGTTTCTCCAGTATCTTGATTTGCTGGATTAGTGCCGGCAGTATAATTATCAACGTTTAACTGACTTTTACCTACTAGACTATTGGCAGCTTGTTTGCCCTCATCAGTACCTAGATTAATCTGAGCATCAGGACTTTGTGTTGAGTCTTGGTTTCTTGCTGTAGTCACTTTAGCTTTTTTAGCCTGAAGGTCTGCAACAGTAGCTTTGTAATCGAAGTCTGCTGGATTTTCAGTAATAATACTTTCTCTTGCTGCATTCATACCTTCAATATCAGCTTTAGGATTAAGAATATTAAAAGCACTACCGCCAGTTTGTTTAGCAATAGATAATACTTCTTCTTGGCTCAATGGTTCTGCTGAACCATTAGAATTTACTTTAACAATTTCAGTTCCACCATTTGGTAACTGTACTTCACCTACTTGAACTTGTTTACCTTTAACTTCAACCGATTTAGTTAAACCTAATTTTAAATCTACGCCTTGAAAAGATACTGTACTTCCTGTTTTGACTTTAGAATTTACATCCACAGAACCAGTATTACCTGAACCAACATTACCACCAGAGCTGTTAACAGAAGATGATACTGAACCACCATTAACTATGTTACCAAAGTTATTTCTGGTATTTTCTGCTTGTTGCTGTCTTTCTTGTTCAGATATCATTAATTTTTTTAGATTCTTTTGAGCATTATCACTATCAATATAAGCTTGCTCTAATGCAGTACCTTGTTCAGCAGTAATAGTTTCTGAAGCTACTAAAGAACTAATCTTGCTTTTAACTTCCATTAAGGAAGAAGAGTCAGCAATGGAATTAGTAATTTTTTGATTAGTTGCACTATCTACATTATTAAAAGCTAGGACTTGAGCTACTGCTTTTGGGGCTGCAGAAATTATAGAATTATATTCTTCAGCTTGTTCACGTGCTTTAGCAGTAGCCTCTGCATTCGCAGCATTAATTTTTTCGCTAGTATTAAAGATGTCTAAATTGGTTTTACTATTAGTATAATTTGCAGTAGCATCAGCACTTCTAGCATTTGCATAAGATAATGCATTCTGAGCTTCTGTTTGAGATACATCAAGAGCATACGCACGGTCTTTGATACGTTGCTCTCTAGCTAATGTAATTAAAGAATCTAAACCAGAATTAGAGAATACACCTTGACTCTGAGCAATAAGAGCTTCAGCTTCTGCTTGCTTACCTTGCTGCAATAAATTAATAATTTCAGCTTTACGGTTTTTAGCAACTTCTGTGGTATCTCTTAATTTATCTTTAGCTGTAGCTCTGTTCTCTACATCACTAACCCATGAGGCTTTTGCTTTGTTTAATGTAGCTAAATCTACTTGTCCACCAAATTGACCAAGAGCAGTTTGAGCATTACCAACCCCTTGAGACTGTAATTGTTGTAACGCATCTGCACTATCTGCATCATGCATTTGGTTAATAATTTGTTGTGTATTCTGACTACGATTCCACTCTGCAGTTTCATCAGAACGTTTTTGTAATTTGTCAGTAAAGTCTTCTACATTTGAACCAATACCAAAAAGAGTTCTTACGTAACTATTTACTGCACTATTAGCATTAGATACTGCACCATTAAGGGCAGAACCATCTACATTTGACCATTTGATTTCAGCCATTATTTTTTACCTCTATTGTTGTACCAATTCAACGCAGTAGCATATTGACGTTCACGACCTTGAAGAACCTCAGCTTTTCTACTTGAACGAGTAAATGTTCTATTTGCTTCTCTAGCATAATCTAAAGGGGTATTACCTTTAAAGTTTAAGTAATTACCTTGAGTACCGGATTTTAATTCTTGGACCATATAAGATGCCATAACTTTTACAGAATCAGCACTCTGCACAATTCTACCATCTTTATATAGACCAGCTTTAGCTAAATTATTTAATAACCCTTTCTCACGTCCACCTTGCCATGATAAAGCACCATACGCTGTTCTTGGACCATCTTGGTGAGTACCAAATAAATATTGGCTTTGAAAATTATTCTCTGCTTCTACGTTAAGCAATAAACCTAGAGCTTGATTCTCCGATAAACCTTGAGCTCTAAATTCATCAAACATAGCTTGTCGATATCCATTAGAATCATTAGGCATTACAGAACTTGCTGTATTAGTAGCTACAGAAGATATAGATGGATTGTTATTCATTCTTTCTAATAGTCCTTGTCTTTGGTTTAACCATGCTTCTCTTTCATTGAAATAAGCGTCTCTATCTTTTATTCTTTGGTTCTCTATTTCAGTATATTTATCCCACATGGTTTGTTGAGCATTCATTGTTGTATCAGCATACTTAGAACTATAATATTCTTCGGGGGTAACAAATCTACCCCCAAAACCTTGTGTAATATCTATTTGTTGTGGAGCAAGTTGTTTAGACTGAGCTAAAGCTGTTTCCATAACTGAACCAAATCCACCTTCAATAGGTTTCCACTCGATTGCCATTAGTAAGTTTCCTCTGCTTTTCTTGCATCGTATTCACGACCTAATGTACGTTTAGCTGAACCAGACATACCTACAAAACCTCTGCCAGATTGTTGGTTTCTAAGACTGTTATTAAATGATTTAGCTTGCATTTTATAGTTAGCTCGTTGTAAAGCTTTTTGTTCTTCAAATGCTTGTTGAGCAAGTTTAGTTTGTTTATGTTGTTGATATGCACCCCATAAACCAAAACCTAAGTTAGCACCAAAGCCAGCCCATTGTAGACCAGTACCGCCAGCAAATGTTTTGTTACCGAATTGGTCAGTACCTGTACCACCAAATAAGCCTCCACCATTAGTACCATTACCTTGCATAGCTGCTTGTACTTGGGAGCGTGCATTCATATCTGCAGCTTTGGTTACGTTACCATTGTTAAAACTAAATGTACCATTTTGGAATAATTGGTTCTGTAATTGAGGATTAGATTCTAAAAATTTAACCTCATCTGCTGTCCATCCATATTTAGTCTGTAAGTCGTTAAAGATTGGTGAATTGTTTTGAAAACCATAAGTTTGAGTATCACCCCAAAGACCAAAACCATTATCCCAATTTCGACCAATATAGTTGTTAAATGCTAGGTTATTGGCATTTGTGCCATTCCAAATAATTGGACCTGCCATAAATTTCTCCTAAACTGTTTTATAAGGATTAACGAAACTAAAGTCAGGTGTCATTGCTACGTCTGTTGTAGCAGGGTCTACGTTTAGTTTCATGTTGATAAAATTAGATAAATAATCGAACGATGCCGAGTAAGTATCCGGTGTTGTATTAGATGCTAAAAATGAAGTTGGGTCATACATTCTAAATCTCATTCGCTGTGCTTCCAACACTGCTTTAACATCGTATGAAGCGTTTTTAATAGTATCCTGCAATTCTCTAAGCTCTCTTTGAGCTGCTTCATATCTTGCAGTTTCCTCTTCTGATTGTACTTGAAGTTTAGCTAATTTTTGAGCATTTTCTGAATTATATATTTGAAGCCCTGCTTGAGTAAGCATACTAAGAGCATCAAACGAACTCATATTAATTATCTGGCTCAAGCCACTTTGAATACCTTCTTTAACACTTTGGGTCAAAGATTCTGCAGTAAGTGTAGAAACAGAATCACCAAATGTTTTTAAAGTAGTAGTTATGTTTGTAATTGTTTCTTGTATTGATTGAGCAATAGAATCGAGAATACTTTGTGAACTTTGTACTACTTCTGCAGATACTTGTGTTGCAGTTTGACCGCCTACTTCTGAACCATAAGGCATAACAGACTGGTTATTCATTATCTGTCCACCTAGATAAGAAGCAACAAGCATAATAATAATTGCTACAATTACAGCAATAATTCCTTTTAAACCAATCGCTTTAAGTAAAGGCATTAGTGCATACTTAAATACAAGAGATACAATTACTGCAGAGACTACAGTTCTAATTAAAGCTTGAATAGTAGCATTTGCTGCTGCTGCACCGGCATTAGATGAACCACCTGAAGGTGCTGTAAGAATTGCACCAACAATAGCTACAATTATCTGTACAATGTTTAATACAAGTTTTAACCCCTTAGATTTACCTTTACTTTCTGAGTGAGTAAATCCATATAATAAAGGGACTCGTACAGCTAGTCTTTCAAGTTCAACAGCTCCCATTCTACGAATGATATTGTAATCAATAGGCATAATTCCAAAGTGAGCTACTCGTGTAATATAGTAATGTCGTTTACTTACTCGATGTTCCATATCATATAAAGCACTAAAGTCTTTCTTACGATTGATATATGTATTTACATTTCGAGAATATTGTAATCCTAAATCATACCATGCTTGTGCCCAGTGAACCTTTTGAATCATTTTAGTCATGAAACATAAGCCAGCTACAGCATAAGCTTCAACTGTATCTGGACCAGTTTGTTTACAGAAATATGTATAAGAGTAATCTTGCATCACATAAGGCAATGATACTTTTCTATCCATTGTACCTTCAGTAATATACTTCTGTCCGCCTGTACAATGTTGTACACCTTTACCAGAAGTGTAGTAGCCATCATTTGCAAATTCTCTTGGAGGTTCAATAATAGATTTAAGTTCTTCAATAGTATTTACTTGTATTGGTTTACCACGTTTAATCTCTTTTACTCTTCGCATTCTACGAATTTTACGTACATTACCTTTCAGTTGTATCTTACGAATATAAAGCCAAGACATTCCACCAAAGTCTAATTCTGATTGGTTCTTCCAAGTGAACTTCTTCATTGGTAAATCATTAAAGTTATTTGAATTAGTGACTGCATTAATCCATTCAGCAAAGTCCCTTTCACGCCCATATAAATCATACATACGTTTAAAGAACTCGAACCAGTAGCCTTGAACTTCTGCTAAATCAGATGAAAACTTCACAGCCGGCATTACAGAACGTTGTTTAATAGAAGTAGAACCATCTTCATAATTAGGGTCTGCTAACATACTTACAGCAAGAGCTTCTATATTTACACCAAGCATTTCTGCAAGATTATCTATATGTCTTTTAGTAGCACTCTCTGTAAGTTCTTTAGCAGGATTATGAAGTTTATTAAATTTAATCTTACGAGTTTGGTCTAGGTATCTAGATAAACGTCTTTGTAATGAACGAAGAGAATGTAGTTCACCTTTATAGATATATTTCTTAGCACCACCTTTACGTTCATCTTTCTTATCTTTTGAAAGCAATCTAGGATTGTTTTGGTTTGGTTCATGGATAGCTGCATAGTTCTTACCTTTTTCATCTTCTTGTTCTTTAAGAGCATCATCAATTATCTTTTGTAATTTGACTATCTCATCAGTTTTAGCGAGTTTAGGTGCTAACCATGTATCTTCCCATGCATCTTCACCAAAGTCTTTAATAGGTAGATACGGATATAATTTAAATGCATGTGGCATAGTTTCTGAAGTAATCTCTGCAGCAGTTACTTTCTTTGGTTTCTTTTGATTATCAAAGAATGCTTGTAGTGCTGCTGAATTAGATTCACCTGATTGAGTAGCGTATAAGATTGTTTCTTTATCATAAGTAATCTCATGAGTTTCCACTTCTACATCAAACTTATAATACTCTACTCGTTCACCACTTTCAGTTATCCAATATGAACCAGTATTAGTAGCATATCTACGATAGATTTTACGTTTGTATCCGCTAGTGATAACAGAAGATTCTTCTTGTTCTTTATCTAGTTCTTCTGGTTTTTTATTATCAATAGATGTCGAACCAGAATCTTTAGGACCAAATGGGTCATAACCTTCTGCCCATTCTTTAATAAATACTCTTGTGCCTACACCTAAAACATAACCTTTAGGTATCTTATCGAATGTATATTCTTTTTTTGTAACTTTAGATGATACTAATACTGGTGCAGAATAATCCCAATAAATAATTCCTACACTTGGTTCAGGAAAATCATCTAAATATAACAACGGAGGGTCATTATCTGTAGTATTTTTAAGAACAGATACACCTTTATCTGATTTACTTAAACTAGATGCTTCAAAGTTTTTACCACTATAAGTAGTATTAAACTCATCAATACCATACTTAGTTTTTACAAGATGGTTCAAATAAGGACCTAATTGATTAGGTGTAGTAGTTACTGAAGCTACATAAGTGTATGGATTTAGATTAGTAATAAATAATTTTGCTAATTGTTTTGATAAATTAGTTTTACCTGAATTACCAGAAGAAGTTTCTAGTTTCCAATTCCAAAATCTATTACCAAATCTTGCTCTAGCATATTGATAATATCTTTTAAGCTGAACACCTTTACCTCGTTGTAGGGATTCAATTATACCATTACCTATATCACCACCTTGTGCCACAGTAACTGCTGCATAAGTAGAAATAGGGTCTTCGGTATGAGACCCATTAAGTTCTTCAGTATATTGCGTGAAATAATGACGATATCTTGTTGTACCAAGACCCATATACTACCTCTATGCTTTTGGTTTTTCTTTAAGTGGATTAAAGTTACTTGCAGATGTTTTAGTAGCGATTTCACCATCCATTTCTGAATCAGTAACATAATCTTGATAACCATCTGGCATTGCAAATGTATCAATAGGCATACTAAACATTTTATGTGCTGCCCATGTCATCATACGGTCAATACCAAGTGCAGAGTATGAAGACGGAGCCATAGTAGCAATATCTGCTGTTTTCTTCGCAGCCCATCCTGATTGTGCTTGGTTCATAAACTTAATGAAACCATCACGTTCAAATCCTACAGCTTGTGCTTTGTTTACAGCAATCTGAGCGCCTAGTACACCACCAATAGGTTTACCATCAATACGGTCGTTATATTGAGCTTTAGCTGCTTTCATTTGCTCTTTTAATGCAGCAATTTGACCGTATGCTGCTGCAGTTTGTGCTTTAACCAATGCCAAACCTTCTTTCTCTTTTTCGAGTTGTTGTGCTTGGAGTTTAATAGCTGCTTTAGCTTGTACTTTTTGAACATCTGCTAACATTACCTGTTTAAGTTGTAATTGAGTTTGAGCGTCTGTAAGTTTAGTATCTTCGACAAGTTTATTATTTGCAAGAGCTTGTTGGTCAAGCTGTAAAGTTTGTAATTGGGTAGCAATACCAGCTTGTTTAACTTGTTCTTGAAGAATATAAGCTTGCTCTTTGAGGTGTTCATTCTGCAATCTTTGTGCATCAGTTTGAGCCAAGATTAAATCAGTCTGAGCTTGCATTTGAGGGTATTTCTCTTTCTCTACCCATACTTGTACTTTTAATAGCTCTAATTGTTTAAGCTGTACTTCTAACTGAGTATATTGAAGACGTAATTGTACCGGTAGCATAAGCATTTGAGCTTTTGCCTGTAATACTGCAATAGCTGCTTGAACTGCTTGAACTCTTGTTAAATAAGACTGGTTCAAGATATTAGCTTTCTCTAATGCAAACTGAGAAGCTGTCTGTAAACCTTGAACCAATAAAGTAGAATAAACGTCTGCAACTTCAGTTTTAGAAATAAGGTTTCTGTTAGTCATCATTTCTAACTGATTCATTACACTTGAACCAATGAAATCAAATACACCAGTACCATCTACTTCTCTTGTAGTAAGGTCAGTGTTTTCTACTTTGACTAAAGGAATATCAAGGTCTTCTAGACTTAGTTTATCTAAAGCTTCTAGAATCTTTTTAAGCTCTTCGTTTTCTTCTTCAGGAACAATATCAAGTTGCTTAAATGGTGCATTTAAGTATGCAGATAAGTCAGCATAATCTTCAATCGTTTTTAGTGGATACTTTTCACGATATTCAGTAATTGCTTTCTGTAGTTTAGGATGAAGTAATTCATAGATTTCTGCTTGTTTGTATGCAGCAGATAAGAATTCTACTAACTGGTGAGCATCTGGAATCTTATCAATTTCATCAGCAATTTTGTTAATGTCTTCTACAGTTTTCCATCTATACTTTACATTACCGTTAGCATCTAATTCATCTCCACCAATATTCTTAACAGATTCTGGAATATTGATATTTGGTACACATAACCAGATGTTTTCACATGCTGCAGCACTATTAGCAAAGCCACTATCACCATCAACTACTTTATCAAAGACATAACCTGCACTGATATGATTACCCTCGTTATCGAATGGTTTAATAGCTTTAGCACCAGCCATATCAATAAATCTATTAACAACTGCATCACCTGTTAACGAGTTATTAGCAAACTGAGATACATCATAAGTCTTACCAAAACCAGTAATAGGTGAACCATAGAAGTTATTAAAGTTGTATGCACCAGTACCAGTAGTTCCAGTATTTCTATTACCGGAGTTATTGGTTATAGGTGTTGGTCCTCTAGGAATTTCTTCAATACCTACAGGTGAAATAATATCTGTCATAAATTTTCTCCATTAAAAAAGCCTAGCTAATTTTAAACTAACTAGGCTATTGTTACTAATCGTTTTCAGATTGTCCAGTATTGTTTACCGCTTGTTGTTCAGCAAGTGCTTTTAATTCATCTTCAGTTAATGGAGGAAGTTCTACAATACTAAAGCACGGTAAGTATTTTGGTTTGGACATATTATCAATATGCTGACGTAAACGAGGATGTCTTTCAGATTTACGATGAGCATACTTCATAGTTTTCAATACTTCTACTAAGATACGTTCTGCATGCCATACAGGTGCATTTAAAGGAATTACACGTCTAATTGGCGAGAAGTTAGCATTACCTGCAGTTACAGTAATAGCAGTCCAGTCTTGTTTACTTGGGTCTAATACATTAATTTGGAAACGTACTAAAGCAGTAGCTTTGTCGATATTAGCTAATACTTCTGGAGCTAATTTCTCTAAGCTTTGACGACCTCTAGTACCACCTGAATTAGCAGCTTCTTGCTCTGCAATACGAGCTTGCACTAATTCTTTTAATTTTGCTGTAGTGATATTGTTTGCATAAGATACACCACGAATATTCGCTTGTTCTTTCCAATAATCACGTTCGTTGATTTCCACTTCATCAGTAGATACGTTTACATTTGTTTGTTCAATAGACATATTATTGTTCCTTCTATTCTGTTCTTCTAGGAAATAAGGGGTTCGAGTGAACCCCTATAAGTTAATCCAATATTACATTGGAGCTACAGTTTTAATAACACCGATACGTTCAGGACGTTTAAACATGATACCGTACCACCATTTGATAGATACGAAACCGATTTCACCGTATGGGTCTAACAAGCTGTAAGATTGGTTAGGTTTTTGGTGATGAATTTGGAATTTGTTATTCACACCATTTGAACCATCGAATGAGATACAAGTGAATGCATCTGTACCGATACACAATGCTGGGTAAATATTGTATTTACCATTTTCTTGTGCAAGACCGAATTGTGGGTCTGCTGCAGCACCTGCACCCATCCAACCTAACATACCTTCTACATAAACAACACGGAATTTGTCGATGATACCAACTTCATCTTCCATAAGTTTATTGATAGCAGCACCATATTGGTGAGCATGAATAAATGCTGGGTTACCAAAGTGGTCTTTCATTTGTTCTAAGATATTTAATACTTCAGGACCTACGAATAAAGTACGGTAAGTAGTTGCAGTACGAGTATCTAAGTTAGTTGAACCAAAGATATATTTAGTTTCACGTGGAGTTTGGTTATCGTCTAATGCACGAGATAAACGGCGAATTGCTTGGTAAGAGATTAATGAAGTTTGATCCATAGTATCATCAGAGATAGCATTACCTGAATATACGATAGTACCTGCACCGTTTAATAAATCAGCTTGTAAGCAGTCTTCAGTTAATTGTTCTGCTGCTTCCATAGCTTTTTGATACATACGAGAAACAATTTGTGGGTCTGAATCGAAATTCTCTAAGTCTTGAGAATATTCATAGAAGAAACCAAATTTGTTAAATGTACCTTCAGTCCATGCACGTGAGAAACCAACACGGTTTACACGACCACCTTCTTCAGTTAATACCGGCATAGCACCTAAAATTTTACCGATATCTTTAGAAGAACCATAGAAGTTACCATTACGGATATGTACGCCACGAGCATCAATACCTTGGTCGTTTAAGTTAGCATCGTGAAGTAAAGGAATATCTACTTCAGCACGGATACGCTGACCCATATTTTTAGGCATAGCGATAGTATCCGCCATTTTAGAAAATTTACGTTTCTTTGCTAATGCTGGAATGATTTTCTTAGTATAGAAAATACGTTCATATTGTTGTGAACCAACAGAAGATTGTACTGGAGTACCACGTAGACCTTGTGGGTCATTATATAAGTTAGCACGTGGTGAACCGATACTTGGAGCATGGGCATTAGCCATAGTGTTTACATCTGCTTGTGTTGCAGTGTCGATTGGAGAATTAACTGCCATAGTAATTTACCTTAAAGATTAATATTGTTAGCTTGTAAGTATTCTTCCCAGCTATTGTATTTAGCTAGTTCTTCTTCATTAGCATTCAATAATGCATCAATTCCACTATATGACTGTTGTCTTTGTGGAGCTTGTGTATTATTAGGAATACCTGCACTCGTTGGAGCTTTAGGTGCTTGGTTTTTCGGTTGTTGATTTTGAACCAAGTTATTACCTACAACTCTTGGAGCACGTTGAGAAACGTTATACTTACTTGGATTTTGAGATTGAAGTTGTTCTGCAACATGAGCATAAGCATCAATAGGCTTAATGTTTGCAGGAACGTTACCTAGTGCATATTCTTTTTCAAGAACTGCTAATGTATCATTCATTAAACCATTCTCAGCATGACGCTGTAAGTTATCTAGAATTACTGGATTAGAATAAACTTCAAAGAAGCTATCTTGGTCCAAATTCTTAACATAACTTAATACACGCTGACCTGCTTCAGAACCTTGTAACTCTTGTGTCTTTTCATCAAAAGCTACACGTTCATCAGTAGGCATATAGTTCTTAGATTGATACGGGGTTTCTTCTAAGTCAGGCAATTCATAAGTGTCGATTGACTGGTCTTTAAGGAACTTAGCAACTGCTGCTTTATCGCCTTTAAGTAGGTCAATAGCGAAGTTAATCTTGTCTGCTTCTAATAAACCATTTTGCTCTAACGATTTTAAAATTTTTCGGTGTGGAGCTAGTTCACCCATCTTCTTGTGATAGTTCATACCGAATTGCATTAGTTTTCTAATGTCGTCAGGATTATCTACTTGCACATCTTGATGGTTTGCTCTGAAACTTGCAGTAACAAGTTGTCTGAACTCTGCATCAGTAAGCGGAGTAGTTTCTTCAGTTACTTCACCAGTTTGTTGTTCTGGTTCAGATTCTGAAGTCGTAGATTCTTCAGTAGTCTGGTTATCACTAGGTGTTTCTTCCTGTTTTTCAGGTTGTACACCTTGTTGAGCCATAAACTCTTCAAAGGTATCTACATTTTCTAATTGTTCATCGGTAGCACTTGCTAGTACTGAACCAATGTCTAAATTATCTGGTACTTGTGCTTCTTGTTGTTGAGGTTGGTTATTTTCTGTAGCCATAATTAACCTCTATTAGAATCAGTATAAGCTGCAATTAACTCTTCATCAGAAGCTCTAATAAAAGATTTTGCATACATACCTTCTGAATCGAGTTGTTTAATAAATTGGTCAAATAAACCAATAGATTTAATACGGTCTACTGCAGACTGTTTGGTGATATCTGCAGTTGCTGTAGCTAGGTCTTCTTTTACAATACGTTGTAAGTACAAACCTTGATAATAATCACGGAATACTAATCTGAAATCTGGATTATCCATTAAACGCCATAAAGCTTCAGCACGTTCTAAGATAAGTGCTTGGTTCTTACGTTCACGTTCAATTTGTTCAATTAGGTTATCTTCAACCATTTTATAGTCCTCTTATGTTAGTCTATTGGATTTGGTTCTGTACAGTATTGCCATCACCACGAATATAGTTACCTAAACCATCTGCCTTGAATAATCCATCAGGAACAGCACCTAGCTCAGGATTTGGCAATTTTCTTAAATTATTCTGTGCTTGTCTAGCATTTTCCCTATTTTGTGCTCTTTGTGATAGCTTTTTTGGTTTTTTATCCTCTTTACTATCACCTTTAGCATCAGCTACTGCACGTTTAGTATCGTTGTCCATTTGAGCTTTTTGTAAGGCATTCTGTCCTTTAAGAAGTTCAGTAGCAATTTTACCTTTATTTTGCGCTTCAGCTTGAGCTTGAACAATCTCTCTTTGACGAGCGTGTTTAACACCTTCTTGTTGTTCCATAAAGTCAAGAGCTTTAAGGTCAGTATCAGCTTGAGTATTACCGATTTGAGCATCAATAAATGCAGAACGTGCTTGATAGTATTCAGCTTCAGCTTGTTCTTTCTGTAATTTAGCTTTAGTCAATTCTACTTCTAATTGAGCCAATTCTTGTTGAATAGGGTCAGGTTGTGGTTCATAGTCTTTAAGTGCAGATACAAATGTATCTAAATTATATAATTGACCAATCTCCATCAACATAAGTTTACGTAATCCCCAGTCTGCAGCTTCACCTAATGTTTGAGCCATGAAAGTAAGTTGTTGTGCTTTACCTTCAGATTCACTATTAGATTTAATTCTAACTGCTAAATGGAAATCACCTTTTAAATCTTCCCTACGAATAGTAACAAATTGGAACTGAGTAAGTGAGATAACTTCTTCTTCATCTAACCATTCCATATTCATAGCTAGAATCTTATTACCAACTTTCTCTAAACCTTTAGAGATACGGAACATGATATCACCTTCACGTTGGTTAATCGCTGTTACCGCTTGGCTCATACCGGCAGCTACTTGTCCGTATGCATTACCATCAATACCACCACTAAATGATTTAACCCCTGTAATAGCTTCTGCTTCTGCATATTGCATTTGTTGGAAAGCCAACATAGATTGAGGTAATTCATTTGCAGTATGCATATAAATAGCTTCTGCTGGATGAGCTACTGGATTATATTCATAGTCTTCACCACGATTGAATCTTTGTTTATTTACAATATCCAAGAATCCTTTAGGCATTGCTACTTGTCCATTAGCAGAACGAGCATTAATGTCTACCATAGCTCTTGTTAAAGCTTGAGAGATTTGTTGATTATCTTGGATTAATTCACTATCTGGTTCACCATATACAGATTCTTTTACTGGTAAATATGGAATAACTACGAAAGGTAATTCGTTATCAGGGAATGGATTTCTTTCCAGTTTAATAAACTTACCATCAGCAATAGTCGCACAAATAGCTTGAGCAATACCTGTTCCATCAATATCCCAGTATCCCCAGTATTCATATACTGTAATTTGTTTACGAGCTTCATCTTTAAATTTAAAACTTTTTTCAATATTCTGATTATTATCTAACAAGTCAGAAAATACTTCATTAGGTAGAGCAGCAAGAGTATTAATATCACCTAAATCTACAGGTGAGTCTGCATCAAGAGATTTCAAGTTATTATATGTATTTGGAGCTTTCTGGTTCATCATACGCAGAGTAGATAAATCAGTTTGATATTTATATACAACAAACTTAGCTTTACTAAAATCACCTTCACATGTTGGGTCAATCACTAAATCAGCAGTATTAATAACTTTTACAGAAGGTCTATTTTTAGTAGATACTACTTCAGATACAATCTGAGTTTGTCCTGTATCTTGTGCAATAACTGGCATACCATATTCATAAGTAGCTTTTAAGCTTTCTTGTAAATCCGGTGGAGCATTTTTAAATGTTTCTGTTTCAGCACTATCAGTGATACCAGTCTGTTGTTGTTCTTGGTTAATCTGTTCTAGTGCTTGCATGATAAGCATAGTACCTTGCTCATCTGCTTCAATATATTCGTATACAGGAATTTCTCTTTCTTTGGTTTGTTGTTCTACTTCCCAACCTACACGAACAATAGCAGTACCTTCATTTACCATTGTACGAACCAATGTATTAATGAAATGTACTTTATCAATAAGAGTATTAAATTGGTAATTTAGAACCAGAGTATTCTGAAAAGATGCATCTATAAATTTAGGACTAGATGCTGTAACTTGGAATAAGTTACGTTCGTTTAAGATAGCACTTGCTAATGCACTATATCGCCATTCTGCAAGTTTACGTGCCATACGAGATGTAACACCACTTCTACCTGATTTGATTTTAGATTTATCGGTAATTGGATTAAGCAGATTGAGCCAGTTCTGAATACGACTAATATGGTACTTATGTGAGGGGAGTGCTTGTTTATAGTCCCCCATAAGGTCTTCAACTTTAGGTTCTTTCTTCCAGTTAGTTAGCTTTTCTGCAGTTCTACCAGACAATACAGATATTAACTGTTGAACCTTGTCTGTAGTGCTACTTTCAATATTTGTATTATCTTGCATAAAAATCCTTAGAAGGATAGCCCTATTGCTAGGGCTATATTAGATATTAAAGGTGGTCGCCGTCAATCTGATTATTAAGACCATCAGTGCCTTCTGCAGGTGCTGGAACTGCTGGAGTTTCAGGTTTTTCAGCAGGTTTGTCTGCTTTATCTGCCTTGTCCGCTTTGTCAGCCTTATCAGCTTTTTTACCACGTGGTTTACGACCTGAATTTTCACCATCAGATACTTCTGATAATGGAACTTCTTCAGCTTCAGTACCATTTACTGCAACTGGTTGGGTAGCTTCAGCATCAGCTTTAATAGTAGAAGTTACTACAGGACGTTCGTTAGGTTCATCGAATGCAGTATCTTCAACTTTAACATCGTGAGTAACTACAGTATGAGCTTGTTTAACTGTTACAGTACTACGGTCAGAATCAGAGATAGTTTCTACTACACCAATTAAACGACCGTCACAAGGATTGCCATCTACTAATTGGTAAGCTGGGTCTTTGTATTCTGGTTTAAATACTTTAACAGGCTCTTCCACAACAAATGCACCAGTAACAGGTACAACCATTTTAGGATGAGGACACACTGCATTTTGACGTAAAGGGGTAGATGCAATGTCAGAGAATGATTTGCCTTTATAAGCTTCATCACTACCATAAACTGAACAGCCGCAACCGCCTTCTACGCATTGGTCTGGTTTACGTAAACCATTTGCACGTTCAATACGTACACGTTCTTCATAGCGTAAAATTGCCATATTTGTTTTTCCTTCTGTTTATTGGCTCTTTTGAACCAATGTAGATGATATAATATTATTCAACGATTTCAAAGTGTGGGGCATCAATAAATACTTTATTCCCAACTTTTCTTCGTGCATCACTGTAATCCTTCACCATTCGCATTGGAGAACGTTTATCTCCATTTAGCTTAGCCCAACATCCACCCCAACGAATATTCACGTTAAGAGCTTCTGCTGCTTGTTGCATAGCATGTGCAATAGGATAAAAGGCATTTATTTCCCAGTTTACAGGGTAAGGTACTAAATCTATTGCATGAACAAATCCATCGGATTGAACCAAGTGTTTTGAATTCATGGTTTGACTTACACCTTTTTTCACATTAGCTTGTTGTTGAGCCACTGTGCGTTCACCCTCTGTAACTGAGAAGTCTGTAGTAGATAGCTCAATAGCTTTCTTTACTACTGCAACTAAATCAGGATGAACTTTTGTTAAACGACTTAGAGATTTATCACTCAATTTAAAACTCATTTGAATTTTTTCCTTAGAAATTTCTTGGTTAATTCTGGAGCCAAATCAGAGATAACCTCTAAGATATTAGTTCCAATCATAGCGCCAGTTAAAGCAATTAAACCAAGATAACCTGTTTCAATGGTACTCTTGTATGCAAGACCAATCGAAATACCACAGTACACACCAATCAGAAAATTTATTAATCTTTGTTTAAAGTTATACTTATCATCATCCAACGAGGATTTTATAGAGCCAAGCAAACTACCAAACACGATCATAATAATCGGTTGATGTTCAACGAGAAACTCCATAATTCACCTTCTTTTCTTGTTTGACGAATAAAGCACCACCTAAGAACCAGAAACCTAAGTATGTAGATACAATAACCATAGGATTCAATGGTGGGTAAATAGTTACGTATTTGTAAGCCACAATGAATTCAATCAATGCTCCTAATAGTAAAGACAGGTATTTATATAAATCTCTGTTTTTACAATAATGTTCTGGGATTAAACTTACAAAACTTGAGAGGATACAAGCCAATAGTAACCAAACTAACTTAGTAACACGTGGTTCAAAAGTATTAGGTAAATCCACCTCAATGATTCCAAAGATATGGCTCACACAAAGCATGAACCATATAGAATGGAATCCTAAGTTATAGATTCGTACATTGCGTGTATCAGCTCCATATAAATATTTTAGGATTCCCATAAGTTACCCCTTACAAAGTACCTTCTGTATATGTTTGCGGTGAAACAGTTAATTTACCATTGAAATTTTCAACTATGTATGGTTTGAATTCCCATCTTTCATAAGATGACTGTTCATTTTTATACCCAGAAACTTCAAATCGGTTTAGGTAGTTTCCAGTGTAAGTATGTGTACCTGAGATTTCTGAACCATCTGGATAACGCACAACATAAGATACTTCATGTTCTGTAGAGTCCATTAGTGCTAATAAGGTATTTAGTTCTATAGTTTCAGTATCGTCATAAGAACGAGGTACATATTCAAGATTATAACTAGATGTACCAGTTTCAGGTGCATAAGTATGTTCTTCATAAGGAAGTGTAGGATATGCTACTTGAATTTCAGTAGGTTTAACTACTGGATGACCTTCAGATTCTGCATAACGTTTCTTAGTAGTTACTGTAAAGGTTTTACCTGCATGAGCAGTATTGAAAGCTTTAGCATTTGCATAGTCTGCTTTGTTTAGAACTATTTCAGTGTAATCACCATTCAAATCACCTTGAGGCATACCATACCCATCAATAGCAGATGTAAAAATTGCGTTCTTAAAATTAATAGCAATGCTGGTATCACCCACTAATGCTTCTGTAGTAATAGGTTCACTAAAACTCTCATTTACTGGTGCACTACGAGGTTTTTTCTCTTTCTTAAATGCATCTGTCATAAGTTGGGTAGCTTTATGACGGAACTTAGCAAAAGTAGATTCTACATAGTAATCATCATCTTCTACTGGTTCTTCATAATTAGTAACTACTTCAAACTCATCTGCAGCATTTTCTACATCAATAACTGCTGTTAATTTACCATTAATATTTTTAATGGTTACATTATCAATATCAGCACCAAATATAATTTGTTCTGCCATATTAATCTCCTAAAAATTTATTAAAACTAATCCAGTATTACACCCATAATGAATTACCATTATAAGTGATCAACTAGATTCTGTACTTCTACTTTGCTCGATGCAACCTGTTTATTAAAGAAGAATCCTTCAATAGTGAAAGGTTGTACTGAGTATTCAGCTTTCTCAATCATGTACCATTCCAATGAGGGTTCAAAGTCTTTAGATGACAATCTATTGCTAGTAGATGTTTTTGTACCTTCATATTCACGACCATTAATATCTCTGAATTTATACGAGTAAGTTTTTTCAACTTTTTCTGATGCATTTAGCTCTTCTCTAGAAGAATCTAAATATACATCTCCACTGTAAGATTCAGCGTATAATTGCATGGTTGAGGTACTTTCATCGTATGGAATTGCTGGATATGGTAATTCAAATGTTGTTGCTAAGATTTTTGGTTTACCTTCAACAGTATCAGCAAAATACTCATCTGTGGTAACCGTTAATTTCTCATTAGCAAGAGCAGCATTAGCTTCTTTAGCGTTTGCATACTGAGCAAAGATACCTGTTTTATCAGTATAGTTACCAGCTTCTTGTGTTGAAACAAGAAGAGGTTTTCCAGAAATTGCACTGGTTAAACTAAACGTCCATCGGTTATCTTCGTCACTTTTAAAGAATACTGCGATAGATTCAGGCGTAAGCTCTTCATTACGAGGTGCTGCACGTTCTTTCATCTTACCGATTTCTGCTTGCCATACTGCACCAGATTCTACATGTTTGAGGTATTTAGTTTCCCCTTCGTAGTAGTGGGTATCAGTACTGGTTTTATTAAAGCTATCTAAAACTTCAATCTCAGCACTAGGTGCACCTACTTTTTTACCATCTGTGGTATCAACTTGTTTAACTGTTTTGTTATCCAAGTCTTCCCGAAAAATAATTACTACTGCCATAATTAATCTCCAAAAAATCCAGTTAAATCTACAGAATAAACTCGGTCTGCTTTAAGACCTTTTCCATAGATATTTTTATTGTTACTGTTGTACCAGACTTTACCTCCGTCCCAAGTTTGTAAACTTGCTCCATCAAGGTTATTAGGTGCGTCTTCAGGTAACTTAAAAATTACTGAACCATCAGGAATATCTTTTAGTACCTTAAACTCAAGATGAGTTTTGCCTACACCATCTAGTACAGATAACATTCTGAATTGGGGGTCTAGATAAGCCCGCGGATTTTCAGTAGTCATAACTTCTTTACTTAAAGCAAACTCTGCCATATACCAGTTATATGCTTTAAGTACACGAACCTTACCATCTTCTACTGTAAAATCTGAAGGGTGAAGTTCCGAGATTTCTGCTACTTTCATCTATACTCCAAAGGGGGATTGCTCCCCCATAATAGATTATTTAGCAAGTAAGTAACCTTTGGTATCACCCGCCAAGTTTTGAACTTCTTCACCTTTAAGCATTTCAATAAGAGCTGCTTTAGCTTCCGGTGATTTAAGTAATTCAATCACTGTATCTTTGAAATCAGATAATGCTTTGATTTCAGTCCAGTATTCAGTTGCTGATTTTGGTGCATCAACAAATTTAGCTAAATCTGCTTCAAGAATATCCCCATTAGATAACGTTAATTTTAATTTGTTATCTTCAGTTAATTCAGCACCTTTTAATTTCACATCAACTGCTTGTGCAGGTAGTGGTAATTCTTCAGTAGTTTCATCTGACTTGGTAACTTTAACTTTGTTATCAACGATTTCTACTTTAGTAATTGCAACTGTTTCTGCAGGTAAAGTTACTTCACCTTTTAAACCGTCATCGGTACGGGTGAATTTAACGTTACCAGAGTTATCCGGTTTAACTTCAAGTACGTTATTTACTACTTCAGTTGTTTGACCTACTTCTGGTTTTTCAAAAAATTGAATAGCTGCCATTTTATTTTTCCTCTATTTTAAGATTAAGTTAAGTAGCCCTAATGGGCTACAGTTTATTTAAAGTTTGTCATCTGAATAAACAGTAGTTGGAGTGCTCGATCCAGTTTTTACATATGCAGGGTAAGCTTTAAAGCGTGTAGTACCAGCCCAGTTTTGAACATCTACTAACTCATCCTTACGGACAAACTCAGTAGTATCAACTTTGTCACCAGCAGGCGCATTTTCAAGAGCTTTAATGCGAGCTTCTAATGCAGATGGGTCAAAGACAGTATCTTTATCTTCTTTGGTTTCTAACGCTTCAATACGTTTAACCAGAGCAGAGTCATCATATACAGTGTCTTTGTCTTCTTTCGCTGCAACTTCTTCTACTTTAGCTTTTAATTCTTCTAAAGCTTTAGAAAGTTCATCTACTTTTGCAGCATCTGCATTAGTTTTAGCTTTACCTAACGATTCATCTACAACATCCATCGGTGCTTTTAAGTAAGTACAGTTATCAAATGTAACAATTACTTCTTTACCTACAGTAGTAACAGATTCAATCTTAAATGCAGGGCAACAAGGTTTTTTAGCTGCTTCAGCTTTCTCAGCTTCTAAAGCTTTAATCTTTTCGAGAGCTTCTTCTAATTGCTTTCGAGAGTCGTCTAACTGTTTTTGGCATTCAGCCTGTACTCGACGTTCTGCGCCTCGATTATCGAAATGCACACTTTTATTACATGGATTGCAACAAGACATAAGTTCTCCTTACTTTTGTTTAATTTGACGTACAACTAAACCAACGACACCAAGAGCTGTAACAAAGTATGGTTTCCAGTTCTCAGGTAGTAAGTTAGCTACCACTTGTACATTCGCATCAAGGACTGGGGTAATAGCTACACCAGCTAATACCCAGTTAGACCAAAAACGAATTGCATCTTTAAATTTATAAAATTGCATAATTCACCTATTATTTATCAAAATGTTCCGGACGTGGGAGAGCAGAATTTTTAATATCTTCTGATTTAGAGTTCCAAGTACCTTGAACATAGTCTAATACAGTACCTGCAGGATATTCTTTAGGGTCACCTTGATATTTAACTTTAACCATATAGTAAGCTTTACCGTAACTATTATTTGCCGGTTTATAAGGTACTACTGAAATCCAAGCAACTCCTTGACCAAAATCGTCAGAACCAAGATTATTTCTTGGACCGTTTAAGTTAGTAGTAACTGTAATATTATTAGCTAAGAAGGTTTCACTGCTAGGTTCTGTAGGTTGTTGAGCACCAGCAGGTACTGAAATCCAAGATTTACCATCTTCGGAAGTAAGTGCAGCCTCATACTTAACATATTCAATACGACCTGCTTTACCTTCACTAACATCATCAACACGAAGAGTTACGTATTCCCAGCCATTATGAACTGATTTTTGGTTTAGAATAGATGCATTAAATTTAGTTTTACCTAGCTGTACTAGAGTTAATCCACCAGTACCACCACCACTATTCTTACATTCAGCTAACTGACTTTGTAAGCTAGAAATTTGAGAACGTGCACTGTTTAATTGAGATGATAAACTGGCGTTCTCGTTTTTCAATCTATCATTGTTAGACTTTAGGACAGCAAGTCTTCCCTCAATATCAGTGATTTTACCTAATAACTCTTGTTTATTAGCATCAGTTAAATTACTTAAACTTGTTAAATTATTACGTAAGTTAGTCAAATCATTCTGCATTTGTTGGATTTGTTGTACAGTAATGTTCACGTTAGTCTCACGATTCCATTGTCCCCAACCTGCAGGGTTTTTCAATGTACCGTCTAGGTTCATACCGTAATCATTTGTACGATGCCAAATTACATTATTTGCACCAGTAATATATTGATCTACTTGAGCTGTAGAAGCAATCTGCCAACCATTAAAGTCATAGTTCTCACCATCACGTAGCTGAGTGATATCAGATGTGGACTCTTGTACGTTTTCTTCTGAAGTAATATGAGTAGGTACACCAAATACATATTTGCCACCAGCTTTGTTTACATAACCAAAGAAAGTGCTAAAACCTAATACAGATTTTTCGTTTAAGTTTTCAGTAGCATCACGAGTTACTGCTTTAAGACGAATCTTACCATCTTGACTAATTTCAAAATCGTTATCTTCAAATTTGAATGTAAGTGGGTCAGATTTCTTACCAGTACCAGTGATAGGAAGGTTTGCATATACTTTAGCACCATTGGTTTCGATTTCAGTTACACGACTATCTAAAGCTTTATCTGCTTTATCCATATCAGCACGTAAATCATCTACTGGTTTTTTGATACGTTCACGGTAGAAGTTAGGGTCTAACTCTAATTTACCTGATTGAGCGTTTACATGAAGAGTATCATCGTCTACTAAATCTGTTGGTTTAACAGAAATATTACCGTTCTTATCTACTTGTAAACCAGAACCATTTTGAACCAAGTCAGCTAAATCTACTTCCCATTTACCTGATTGTGCATTGAAGAAGAAACCTTTTTGTTGGTCTAAGTCTTTCTCTGCTACAAATTTAGGTAGTTCTAATGTAGTACCATTAGCATTAGTAATAGATAAAGTCCCATCTTTATTTTGCTCAATATGACCAAATTTAGTCATAGGAATAATAAGATGTGAGCCATCTGATAATTCTAAGTTAAGTTCTAAAGCACCAGTCTCTTTGTTTGGTAAGATACCAAAATGCTCTACACCTTTAAGATTATCAATAGCTGTTTGTAATGCTGCATCTTTATCTTCTAATTCTTTAATTTTATGGTCGTATTCACATGAAGTAATAAACTTACACCAACCATCATCTTTAGAAGGATATACTGGATTTTCACATACATCTGTTTTACAACCACATGGGTCACATGGGTCTACTGCTTTTTTATGTGTAGAAGCTTTCACTTCTTTTGTTGAAATCCATACTTCACCATTACGTTGAACTACTGCACCAATAGGGTAGTCTTCGTATGTACTAAATTCAGGAATACCATGAGTAAACAGGTATTTTAATAAAGCACTATCATAGAAAAACACTGTATTAAGGTCTTTCATTTGTAAATCGCCTTCAAGCGATTCTAAGCCGTATTCAAAGTTTTGGTTTGCAATATTTTCGTAGTCTTCTTTAGCTACTACTACATTAGTGCCAAATTTAACTGGTAAATAATTACCTTGCATTGCATCTGCACCAAATACTTTAACGACATCAGGACGTTTAATTTGCATATTTAATCACCTGTTTATGAGTACTTGAAATACTTGATGGACGTTGGTTTGTAGCTTTTACGATTAAGCGAGTAGAGAGAGTCTTCGGAACAGTCTCTGCTACAGTTTCGGATACTACAACCATTTTGGCATCCACATCTTTGTGTTGTTCTGCACGGTGTGCAACAATCACGAGTGGGCTGGCAACTGAGGACGTATACGACTTTTCTGATACGGTTGCACCCACAACTTCTTTGTGTTGGTCTACAGCACATCTTGAAACTCCAAGAGGATTTAACGTGTTGCTATTATCTACAACTACCGGATAACTTAATAAGTTAGCAGCAGTAGAGGCATCATTAATGAAATCACCTACAGTTCCTTTCATGCCTACATGGAATCCACTCGCACTAAACTCTGGAAAACGGTATTGTTTTAACGCTTCTGTCCATGCCTGTTTTACAGGACCGATAGGTAAGCGTTCTACCATTCTTGAGAAAGCTTGATACAATTCTGGATAACCGGCTAAAGAACTATATCTATTCCATTCTACCCATCCATCAGGAATGTCTTCAGTAGAAAGAATATGAACCAATGAACCAATAGGTAAATCTTTATTACCTAAACTAGTGCCAAATCTTTTTGAACCAAGAACTTTATAAAGCTCTGGATAGATTACAGGATTAAACTCAGCACCTTCTACATAGTCCATATAATTATCTAATTCAGTAGTTACAGGAACAGTAAGAATAGTACCTATAGGATTGGTATCTTTAGGTTTACCATTAGGATAATCATTGTGATGTGAGTTATTCAATTCAATTACAAATCTTCCCCAATGAGAAGTTTGTGATACATGTTTAATATTGTTATCTACGAAGGATACATATAACCCACCTTCAAAAGTAACAATAGAACCTTTAGAATAAGCAACATTCAATGAGAATTCTGGTACGCCACGATGGAACAAGTAATTCATATTACCTGTAACAAAGTTCATTGCACCATTAAATAATTCAGGGGTAACCTGTTCTACACCAGTTTCATACGATAATCTGTCTGCATTAGCAAACGCATTATTACTTTCTGTTGGTAAGACATTACCTTTAGCATTAGTTTTTCTACCTAACTTAGCTAATTTAGCAAAGATAGGGAACTCGCCTAAAATACGATTTAGCATAAGTCTTCTCCCTCATCTTTAAGTAAACGTTCGTAGTTTGCATGCATAACGTTAAAAACTCGGTTTTCAGGAAGTTTATAATTTAAACGTTGTCTATTTACGTCTTCGTTATTACCCCATTTTTCAGATTCTTTAATCTGTTTTAGTGCCTTAGCACTAGCTTCTTCTGAACCAAGAAATAAAGCATCAGTCACTGCATCACTTGCTTTAAGATGTTCTAACAAGAGTTTAGTTTCATCTTGTACTTGAACAGCTTCTTTTAGCACACGCATACCATGTTTAAATTCTGCATGTTGTTGCTGCATTGCTTTACTATATTCAACCAAGTCATTTTTATATTTCGTGTAATCTTCACAAAGATTTGCTTTATATTCTTCAATAAGTCTGGTTAAACCACATTCATACTGAATATACATATCTTCGAGTAGCTTAACATTACAGTTAATTGTCGACATTGCTTCTTTAAAAGAAACTTCATGACGATTAATTTTTTCTTGGATGTCGTCAAGCTGACACACAAAATGTTCAATACGAGGTGCTAGTTCTGAGATTACCGGCAAGTTTCTTTGAATAGATACGATAGCGTTTAAAGCATCAGATACTCTTACAATATCACCAAGATATTGGTTAAGACCATCAAGCTTATACATCTCTCTACCTACTGTATCAACAGTATGAAGATTTTCTGCAATATGCTTTAAAGTACCTAAATGAAAATACACTTGCTGAACCATAGAAAAAGCATCAGGTGTGAACTGATGTGAAACTAATTGGTTGGGTTCATTAAGATTGTGCATAGGCGGATGTCTATGAAACATTATAACCACCCTCTTAACATAGGTCTGATATTAGTACCTACTGTTGTTACAGTACCAATACCTTGTAATTTAAGCTCTTCTGTAAGTGTTTTAAACTTAGCAAACAGAGCATTGCTTTCCTGTAAATGCTCACCACCCATATTCTGCAACACCAAACATGCAACATAAGTTTGTAGAGCTGTCCTGTATGAAGATGGAATGGATATAGGATACTCACTACTCATTAGTTCTGTTAGTGGAATTTCTGGATGTTTTGCCTGATACTTAATCACTAAGTAATTTTCTGGAGTTCTACCATTGACTTGAATACAGTTGTATTCTGGAGTGTGGATACTGAACGAACCATAATCATCATTGATAGCGTATTCTCTACCTTGTGTAGAGTGTACCGACAAAATATGAAGGACATCATTCTGGAAAGGTTTCTCTACAGTATCCATAATGTAACCACCATTTCTAATCGAATAGTAGTCATCAAGGTAATACCGAGTAGTACCATCCCTTAACTGAATTATCACTTCAGTTTGCTTTAGAGGAAAATTTGAATAGAAGTATTCAAGCCCTTGATTTAAAGCTTGAATAACTTGCGGCACTCTATCAGGATTTAATTCCCAAGCACCGATTGGAACAAGAGGTGAACTTTGTAATTCACCTAATGCAATAGATTGTAAGAAATCTTTTAACTTCACCATAAAACTTATACCAAATAATCATTTATTCTTAAATCACTACCTGTATTGGTTTCATTGAAGAATGGGTCGATATCGTCCATTTCTTGTGAAGTTCCTTTACCAAGATTAGCTTGTTGCTCTGATGGATATACAATAACCATCTGGTCTAGCTGTGATACCATATCAATAGCATCATCATGTACAGCTTTAATACCATCAATAGTTACAGTAGACAATTCTTCGAGCAGTTCTTGTATTAAGATACTATCTTTCATTTCTTCTGGCAAGAAGAATTTCTTTTGCTTAAACACTGGTTCTGTCAAGCGGAATCTATCCATTTTATTTGTACGAACAGCAATACCTTCTTTCGTACTCTCTCTTCCTTTTGCAATCGTAAACCAAATATTACGTCTAAGCATTTCATCTTTAATCAAAGGAACAAAGCCCCCTTGTTGTCCTGTTACTTCTATCCCTACTGACATAGGATTATATTTAGAAACAAAATCGAATATCTTATTAAACGTATCATTCATTAGAAATCTTCCTAATGCACCATCTACAAGATACCTATTCTGTTTATTATCTACAGCCCATACACCTATTACAGTATAGTCAGCTTTTCTATGTGTAGAAGTAGCAAAGTCGGTAGTGATATACCAGTTATATCTACGTTTATTCTCTAGAATTTCTTTTCTCTTGAACCAAGAAATATCTTCATCAAGAATTACTCTATCCTCATCACTTGCAATACGCAGCATCAACTCTTGGTTAAATGCTTTTACTCTTCCTAGTTTTACTGCTTTCTGGAACTTATCCATCATTTCATCATAAGAGAAACGTTCTTTCCAAGCTCCATTAAACTCATTTCTAGCACAAGGAAACTTCGTACACATCGGATATACATTTGCTTCCCATGCACCAGATTCAATCGCTTGATATAATGGGTCTGCTTTGTTAAACGGAGTACCAGAAAAGATAATCTTATTTCTCTTAGGGTTCATCGCATTATCAACAGCTTTGTATATCAAGTCATAAACTTTCTCGAGCTGCACTTTAGAGTTAGCCATTTCATCTGAAATCAAGTCATCCAGAATAGCTAATACAGGACGGTCACCATTACGTTTAAAACCACGCACACCTGAACTTGCACCAAACAATTTTACATACGTTTCTTTACCTTCAATGTTCTTAAACACTAATTCACTATCTGTAAACTTAGCTTCAGGAATATATTGTTGTAAAAATTCAGAATGGTTATATCTTGCTTCTACGTTAGTACGAAGAGATTTAGCACCATTCTCCATACTATCTGCTACATAAATAATAACATTACACTTACCGAGATAAGGTAATTCATTAAATAGAGCCAAGTATAATACAAGCATTTCGCCCATTATCACGGTTTTTCCGGCACCCCTCAGGCATAGGTTAGCAATTCTCATATTACTTGAACCAAGAGATTCAACCATACGATAGTGAAACAGAGGTGAAGTCTGGATATCTTCTTTACCGGCATTCACCATCTTAACGAAGTTCATATACTTCAAAGCAAACTCAGTAGGGACATAACTCTTCTCCCATTCTTCATAGTCTACTTCTCTAAGGTATTCTTCTACTGTCTTTGCAGCAACAGTTCTATCCATTATCCACCTCAATAATCACAGCTTCACTTACTTCTTTTAGACGCATTGCTCCACTAGACAATAACTCTCTCTGTTTTCCAGATAAGTTAGTCAGTGCATCTGCTAATTGTCCAATAGCACCATTATCTTCTGTAGAAATCTTCAATTCAGCTTGTTTAATCTCAGGTTGTTTCAAATGGGTCATTAAACTATTTGCAGCATCACTTCTCACTTTAGGACTTACACTATCATCAGTCATAATTTCTACTTGAGTCTTTACAGCCATATGAAAATAGTCTTGATACATAATATGTGTAGGGACCATGAGCTTAGCCATAATCTCTACTACTACTTTATTCTTCGCATAACTATTTGCATATACATACAAGTTAGCGTTAGAAATCCCTTCTCTAGCCATCCTTTCTATACGCTCAGGAAAGGTCAAACTATACGCCCTAGTATCAGTATATCCTGCCATCTTATAAGAACAGAACTTTACAGCTTTCACATAATCAGCAAACTTAATCCGTTCCCCTTCCTTAATAACATCAATAACCCCTACTAGATTATCCCTATAATGTTCCCTCATCACAGAGTCCATTCCTACAATAGACTCATTCATCATCTTCACACATTCTTCCAGAGTCTCTCTATTCACCTTTCTAGGGTAAATCTTCTGTAACCCTTCTACAGATAATAACTCTGGTTCTGGTTCTTCCAATATAGATAAACTTACTTTCTTATCAAAGTCTACATCTACTTCTTTAGGAAAGTCCCCTCTAGCTAACGCTCTATCAGCCTTTTGTTGCTCTTTATCTACAAGAGATACATCTTGTTTCTTAAAATTAAATTTAGCCATATTAACCCCTTATACCAATATTATGAATCCAGAGCATAATACATGAACCAGATAAATTCAACAATAACAAACACTACTACCTACACCATACGTCCCCTAATGGGGACGGAAAGAAAAGAAACTAATCTCCTATATACATATTTCTTTCTTGTCCCCAATCTCCAAGTATATAAATAAAAAAGCCCCTCTTCCAAAACGGAGAGGGGTTATATATAAGGAAATTTATTTATGAAAATCATCTGCCCAGAGGCATATACAATATACTAAATTGAACCAAAGAAATCTATATAATTCTTAAAAATATATAGGGGATTTTTTCAAAATTTTTCTATAGACCAAAATCATAATTTATATAGTCTGATATAGAACACCTTATATACCCAGCAAATCCTCTTTGCTGGTATCCCCCCCCCCTATTTAAACTCTGCTATTTCTAGTACACAGAGGATTCGCTACGCTCATCCTTTTACCTATGGCAATTCCGCCATTCTACTTATATATATGAGGTGATTTATGTTTGGTATCAATACCATGATTCGTAGTGTAGCTACTGGTGTAGCTGCTTCTGTTGATTCTGTTTCTCGTACTGCTGTAGGCTCTTTAGCCTTAGTAGAGAAAGCAGTGGAACGTAGACTTGATAGTGACTATCAAGAAATTAAGGGAGCATCATTAAAGATGGAAGCCCTTAAAGATGTAACTGAAACAGCTAAATCCTGTGGATTTAGTTCTGTTGAAGAGGGAGTGGACGCTTACAGTGCTCTAGTAGCTAAACTCCGTAAATAATCACAAGGGGATATTATTCCCCTTTTTATTTTTTATTACACTAAATAAACACTATATAAACACAAGATAAACACTGTATAGACATACAAATAAATAACTCTATTATGAATAAAAAGTGAATAATTATGCAGTAAATAACCCTATTAGTGCATAATACATGCATAAAATAAATAATATCTATCTCTTATACTCTATCTACACTATCTACACAATATTTTATAGCATTTATATCTATCCATTTAAGATTAACTTTACCAGTCATAACATAATACTTAGCTTTACATTCTATTAAATGTTTTCTAGTCTCATTAGGATTAACTCTAACATAAATAGAACCTCTAACATTATTTGAACCATAAATAAATATGTACTTTAGAGTAGTCTTTAACTCATCTAATAAATTACCTTTAAATGTTTCAATAACTCTAATAGGTTTATGTACTTTAGTATACATAGAACCATGATTATTAAAGTGTTGTTTAATTCTTTTAGGAATATTCTTACTATATCCTATATAGTATTTGTTATTCTCTAATTCTAGTACGTATATACCTTTAGTTACCATATTGTATATAATTTAATCTATATTAAATATAATATAAGTAGCATATAAAATAGCAAAAGTCAAACACCACAATAATTATAATAATTTCAAATAGTTATAACTGTTGTATATAAATGGGGCTTGATAAAAATTACTGTAAACTAATACAAATTGTATAACTAACTATCACTTACTATACATTAATACACTATATGGTCCTATTTTATATAAACACCTAATATCTATCTAAGTACATAACACTCACTTCGTTCGTGTATTTATCTATGGACTAATAACATTATATTGGAGGTATTTATGTCTAACTATACTATCGTTTTTGAAAACCAACGTCCTGTACCATCAGACTCTGAAAGTCTTACAGATACAATCGCTCAAGCGATTGATATGGAAACAGCAGATAACTATAAATGGTCTATCTGCGAAATAGTAGACAACGAGGGAATGGACTGGGTTGATATTGAAAACCCTATCTATCATTGGTTCTACGAACCAAAATATCCAGCACAACAACAATAACATTAGAGCCAGCAATGGCTCTTTTTATTAACACAGGCAAATGGAGGAATATACAATGTTTGATGTTCAATTAGTAATAGATTACAACCGTACATTTGGTACAAGATTAAACCCAGAGGCACGTTATAGTAAATTTACTCTAGCTTCTATGAGACGTAAGCTAGCAGAACGTGGTGTATATGGATATACATGGTCCTATTGAGATATATAGGACTCACTACGTTCGTCCCTTTATTTATGGAGCTTAACCAAGAGCATCTCTCATCTGCGTACTCTCACATCTTATACGCAATTTAGAACGTTCGTTCTGTCCAAATATAGGTGCTCTTCATTAAGCTCAACTAACTAAACCAATGGAGGTATATATGTTAGTGTTTGGAACCGATAACAAAGGTTCAGAGTTCTCTGGTAGTGATATCGAAATGCTTATGATATGCGGTTTCGTGAGCCCAGAATGGCGTAAAGAGTGGTTAGAGACTGGTGAAGTGCAAGCTTCAGTAGATTACTCTACCATTCTTGAGTGCTTAGAACTCTCGTATTAAACGAGTTTGACTCAACTCTGTAAATGGGTCATTTATTATTATTATTATTGGAGAATATTATGAAAGTAAACCTAAATGAAAAGATTGTAGAGCTTCCGCAATCAGAAGTGGAAGAATTAATTGACTTAGGATATATCTCTGGGTCAATGGAGGAATACCAACAATCAGGTAGTATTCCAAATTGTGAAGATGAATACACGCCAGCTCGGGAGGCATTAGCGTGTATGTATGTTGAACCACCAAAACCGGTGTTCAATGAAGAAGATTATGTAATTGAATTTTAGTAATAGTGAGTAGGTGAGTTCTTTGAGCTCGCTCTGCTCGCTCTTTTATTTATGGTAGATAGCCATTAGGTTATCTTTAACATTGGAGGATAAATGATTAGAGGTTTTGGATTATTCCAAGACATAGACGGTCAAGAATGGCAAGAAGTTGTCTTTGCCAACTCTGAAACAGAGGCATCTCAAAAGTTAGCAGACGCTACACCATATGGTTATACAATGGTATACGAGAGTTTTAGAGTAGTTGATGAACCATCAGATTGCGATTATGCATTGATGTGTCTCAACGAAATTGACCGCAACTGATTAAGCATCGGAGAGTAGTTCACTCGGCAACAGAACGAACTAACTTATTTTTGAACCAGTGCATAAACAAACGGGAGGTATCTCATGCAAATGGTAAATAATGGCTGGGGATACCATCCTAGCTCAAATAAGAGTTCTGTTTTAATTAATAGAACCAAGTTACTAAAAACATCTGTAGGTGAGCTCAGATTAGTAACTAACTATAAGCTCGTGGTTGAGTTAAGCACTGGTTATCGTGACTTTACTCGTAAAAACCTTAAGACAGCGTTTATTGACAACCGTACTGGCTTAAACTTAGAAGATTGGTTGTCATCACATGCTAAAGAATTAGCAGACATATTTGGACGTTCAGCAATCCAAGCAGAGATTAACAAGCGTAGAGAGGATATATGATTAATCTAACGCCACACGATATCCGTATCGTAGTGAATGGGAACACTTTAACATTCCCTAAAACTGGTACAGTTGCTCGTGTATCAGTTACAACCCAAGTAATTGGGGAAGAGCTAGGTATTCCTGTAGTTGTTACTAATTATGGGAATGTAGAAAATGTTCCAGTTGCAGGCACAGAGAAATTTCTAGTATCTGCTATGGTACTCGCTCGTTTAGGGAAAGAGTATCAAGGCTGGGCATTTGCACCTGATACAGGTGCTACTGCTATTCGTAACGACAAAGGTCAAATCGAGGCAGTAACTCGTCTAGTTACAGTTGAATAAGCTTCAGAGTGTGGTGAGCTCGGTAACAGAAATCACTAAAACTTATACAAACACATGGGCTCACTTTGTTCGCCCTTTTATGTGTGGATAGCCGTTTGGCTTAATTTAACAAACTGTTTGGAGGTATAAATATGGAATATCCATATGATTATGATTTTGATATTTACGATGTATTAGATGATATGGAGTAGATATGAAATATATCATTGATGGCAAAGAATTAATCTTTACTAATCCAGCAGACGCAGTAATGTTTGCTATAAACAATAATTGCTCTGAAGTACAAGTAGAACCCAATATGATAAAGTGCAAACATAAAGGTAAAAGTGTACAGATTAGTGATAATGTACTAAAACTTTTACTATATTGGGAAAATGCTGATTGGACTGTTATAGCATCAACATTAGAACATGTAACGTTAATTACTAAGGATTAATATGAATTATTTAATTAAACAAATTGGCTTAGGTCACAGCATTGCAGTTGTGATTGTAGCCTTATTAACATTATTAGCAGTGGGTGCAAAAGCAGACGCTGTTAAACGTGTGAATTACGCACTAGATTATGAACTAGGTGTAGCTCACTTATGTGACGGTACTGATACAGCTTATGAAGTACATGGCTGTAAATACGACTATTCGGAGTACATGAACAAATAGTTCTTTCTCCGAACAACCGGTTGAGCGTGGTATTTATACCGTATGGTTTCGCTTCGCTCAACCTTTTATTTGTGGCAATAGTGCCAATAACTTTTAAACAACTTAACAGAAGGAAAATAACATGAGTTTATTCGACAAAGTAAACAACAAACCAGCAGTAGTAGCGAAAGCAACTGAAGAACGCAAACCAAGTGAGTTCTTTATTAACTTAGGTTTCAAAAAGACCTACGGTGAAGGTGAAGACGCAGTGGAACGCTTTGTGCAAATCCCACTCTTTATTACAGCAGACAATATCCAACAGGGTATTGAACGCACTCGTAAGAACTGCTCAGCAAATTCACCTGAAGAATGGTTAGAGTTCATCCAAGACCAAATCACCTTAGGTGAAGATTTGGTAGCTCTATTCAGTGAAATTGGCGAAGGTCAGTCTATCGTTAATAAAGACATTCCTGAAGACCATGAACTTGCATATTTCAGCAATCTTCAAGTGCAATTCGTGCATAAAGACATGCACAAAGCACCAATCGTCAGCAAACCTACTGACGTGAAAGCTCGCCGAGCAAGCTTCAAATAACCAACAACCCACTGGCAACAGTGGGTTTTATTTTTTGATATAAACATACTGGAGGGTATATGTTAGGAAATGTTATTCGTAATGCAACAGGTGTTGTAGACGGTGTATTAGGCTTAGTAAATACTGGTATCAGTGCTACAGCATGTGGTTTAAATACTTTGAACCAAGAAATCAGAGATATTGCTGAACCATTAACAGAATCTCAGAAATTCTTGCAACAGCCTAGTATGGCTATGGAATTCTTGAACCAGAACAAACCAACTCACTTTGGTAAAGTGCAAACTCAACCTAAACAGTATCAACGTACTATTGTGTACGAGGGTAAAGTAGCCATTAAAGACGGTGATGATATCTATTGTACTGAACTAGACGCTAGTCACTATACCTTAGTGATTGAGTGCATGCATCATGCAAAGAATGTACTTACTTATCTTGCAACTTCTGAAAGTGGTATGGCAGATTACTTCCCATTAACAAATGGTAAAGTAACGCTTATCTTATGGAATAATCTACAAGATGAACCATCAGAAAACATTGAGCAAATGGCTCTTGTTATGCTCAGAGCAATAGAAGAAGTAAACGCTTAATATAAAGGGCAGAAATGCCCTTTTCTTTTGGAGAATAATATGGAAAACAACAGAGATGTATACGTAGAGCTATACGAAAAATTAACTAATGTTAAAGAAGATATCAATCTAATTGAGAAACAGAAATTCTTCGAAATTAAATACAATAAACGTCAGCGTAGACAAATATTACAAGACGCATTAGCACCTTGTTTACAACCACTTCTTGAAGTAGATAGTCCTGAACTAACTGAAGAAGAAAGAGCTAAATTTGAATATGTATTACATACAGCATTAGAAATTCTATGTATTCTTATAGAAAGACAAACAGTAACCATGAATGTACTCATTGAAATGGTTATTGAACGTGATGAACTAAACAAAGCTTTAGACATCGCTAAAGTAGTTGAAATAGGCTATAACTATGGCTTATGGAACGTAACAAAAGATAGATATACTCGATTACATAATATCTGGGAACTAGACGATAAAGTGAAACATACATTGGAACAATTTAGATTTGTTAATCCAATGATTGTTAAACCATTACCAGTGAACCAGAAAGGAAATAATCGTGGTAGTGGTTATCTTACTATTGGTTCAGATAGTTTATTGTTAGGGGGACAATATCATACAAAAGATATTTGTACTGAAATCCTAGATAAACTAAATGATACAGCATATGAAATTAATACCGACTTAATGCGTACTTACCGCAATAGTTGGAAACATATGCATGCACCTAAAAAAGCAAATGGTATCGACCAAATGAAAGATGAAACTATGGATGAATACAACAAACGTATTCAAGCATTTGAAGACTATGAAAAGCTTGTATTCAAATCTGTAGCAGAAATCTACAATTCAGAAAACCAAATGTATCTCACCCACAAATACGACAAACGTGGACGAGTATATTGTGTTGGTTATCAGTTGTCCTACCAAGCAAACAGTTATGGTAAAGCTATTCTTAACTTCAAGAATAAACAAACCGTAACAGATGAAATCAACTTCTTTGAGGAATAAAATATGCAACTATTCACTGGAAAACAATATCTTCAAATTGATATTGCTAATAACTCAGGCTTTGACAAATTAAACTATGATGAACGTATTAGCAAAACTTTGGAAATGTATCCAGAGGATAAAGTTAAATATGCTTCAAACGAAGAGTTAAAAGAATTAGTCAGAGTAAACCAAGTAAATGAACCAGAATTAACATTTGCTGGTTTAATGGCATATAGAGATGTATTAAACGGTATCCCAACAGGATACCGTGTAGCTCTAGATAGCTGTTGTTCAGGTAGCCAACTCATGTCAGCATTAACCAGATGTACTTCTGGTTTATATCTTACTGGTATGTATGGTGACAAACGTATGGACCTATATACTGAAGTATTTAAACTCTTCAAAGAACTCTTAGGCTCAGACGTAGAAATCAGTCGTGTACATATTAAGAAAGCAATCATGACCGGAAACTATGGTTCTATTGCTCAACCTAATCGTGTATTAGGTAAAGATAATATGTGGGCATATGAAAAGGCTATGGAAGAATTATGCGAAGGTGCATGGGAACTAAGACAATTACTCTTAGATACATGGAATCCTAACGTAGACTCTCAAGACTGGATTATGCCAGACGGATTTCATGTAGTATGCCCTGTAATGGAAAAAGTTGAATATACCGTAGAAATCGGAGATGAAAAGTATCCATTCAACGTAAAAGAGCAAAAGCCATCAGACTTTGGCTTATCTAATGTTGCAAATGTGGTTCACTCACTAGACAGCTATCTCGTTAGAGAAATGGTCAGAAGAGTGAAATACAACAAAGCTCATGTAGAATATGTATTATACTTATTGAACCAGTATAATGCAGACCATTCGGCAGACCTTAAGATTGCACCATTAGATACCCTTCCTACATTCGATTTACTCATGCACTATTTTGAAGAAACCAATATGCTTACTGTACGCATTATTGATGAAATTCAATCTATTGCAGACGTAGCTCGTTTAAGTACAGTACATAGAACAGCACTAAAAGAAGTACTGTCTAAAATGATACAATATGAACCATTTGATATTGCTATCATTCACGACTCGTTCAGTGCTCATCCTAACAATCTCAATTATGTCAGATATTGGTATAACCACATGGTAGCAAACGTAGTAGATAGTAATCTATTACAATGCATCCTAGACCAAATCTCACCAGAGAAAATCTATGTTAATGACGCTATCTATACTCGCAAAATGATTGCGAAAAAGGTACTAGACAGCGATTATGGTATTTGCTAAAAATCAGCGTCCCTAATGGGACGCTTTTTTTTTAAGGACTCATCATGTATCAATTTATAGAATTTACTCATATAAATGGAACTGGCTCAGTAAGTAGAGTATTTCATATACAGACAGAATTACGCAGAGCATATGAATACTATTTGTTTGAGCTAATTAAAAACCATAGAGATTTTAATATCACTTTCTTCAATGAAGATGATTCAAGACAATATCATAAAGTAATTACATTAAGCTATTTAGATTATGATACCCATCTTCAAAAATGGGTACACATGTCTCATCTATATGAACCAGTACTCAAAAAAGTATTGAAAGAGTTAGATTTATATAAATATATGGCTATGCCAAGAGGGTAATATGGTATTCGGATATAAAAAACCTGTTCCAAAGGTCAGATACATTGGTATTAGACTTATTAGAACAAGTGAAGGTACAGACAGAGAAGTTCATGCTTATGAAATAGATGGAACTGCTTATGTCGGTGCAAGTGCAGACAAACTCACTGCACTAGAAGAAATTCTGAAACTATTAGGATTAACTCATTATTCCCTAATAGATGAAGATAACAGCTAGAAATAGCATAAATTAACTATTAATAGGAAAATTAATCATGATTCTTACACAAGAACAAATTGCACGTTTAGAGCAATTAAAATCTAAACAAGACCTTACATCTTCTGAAAAAGCAGAATTAGACTTCTTGTCATCTGCTGAACCAAAACAAAAAGAAGTTTCGAAATTCTATCAAATTATGTTTGATAAGAATGATGAAGTTAAACAAGCTATTAATGAAGGTAACTTCCAAGCAGTACGTGATATTGTATGCCCTGCAGCATTAGATATTGCTCATTACTTTGGTTCAGTTGCTAAACAAGAAAAGCTTAAATCAGGTATTCATCTCATGGAACAGATGACTGATATTAATATTTATAGTTTTGCTGAACAAGTACTTCCTACTGCTGAAGAAACACCAGTTCAACTTAAAGCTTTTAGCAAGTTAATCCAAAAAGATGATAGTGAAGATATTGACGCTGTAAAATTCCGTGAATGGTATACGGATGCAGAAGTGCAAGTAGCAGAAAAGACTCTAACTCTGTTAGATGATATTCCGTCATACTTTGCTGCACCATTAATTCAAGTTGCAACATTGTTATCGTTGGATGATGTTATTCGTGAACAACGTAATGCATTCCCTGAATATGTTCAAGAAATATTGCCGGAAGAATACACTGTAGATGAATACCGTATTGCATTAGATATTCTATCAGGCGGTGCACAGCATCTATTACGTTGGATGGTATCAATGTGGAATGGTATGTATAGTGGAAATTATACTCGATTTGGTACATACCAAGAATTATCTGAACTATCAGAAAAATTCCTAACAGACATCGGTACTGAAGTTAAAAACTTAAAAGCAGTCAAACAAAAAGCTTCAGAAGTAGCAGATGTCATCAAAGCTATCATTGCAAAAGCTATGGAAGATTCTGAAGAATAGCTTAGGCAGTATTGTTCCCTAACGGGAACAAAGAAAAAACAGGTGAGGTGTGTGCCTTGCCTGTTTTGTTTTATGGAGTTTTTATGAAAATTGTTATACATGAATTTGATGAAGATAATCGTTTCTTTGAAAAGCGTAGAGCAAAGTTCTTTCCATATATAAGACGTAAATTAAATAAAACAGAAGAATGGTTAAATGAACTAGCTACTTGGGGAATTGTCTCTAGAGCAATCCGTTATAAATCTATATTAAATTATGATTGTATTATTTCAGTAGGAAGAATTGCACATAACGGAAATGACTTAATGATTCAGGATAAATGCTTAAATCCCTATAGTGAAATAGCAAAATACATGGAAATACCTTTTATTGCTGTAATGTGCAACCGTCAAGACTCTTTAATAGAAAATCTTAGACTTCTTGAAGAAGCTTATCACTATGAACAGCCTATTATTGATGTAAGCCATTTAGAAACCAAACTCAAAGAATTTGGTATTAAAAAAGGTAGTAAAATACTCTTGTTAAACGGATGTCCTACATTTCTTAGTGGTGTTCAAAAAGGTATATGTGAACAAACATACAGAATATTAAAGGGGTTTAAATGAATGTGACAGCAGAATGTATTAATGCTACACCGGTAGAATATGGGTATTTTCCTGTAAAAACCTTAAATTTATATTTACCAAGTTTACAATACACTTTATATCAGGGCATACCTGATTATCTTGGCTCAAAGGCTAGTATGTATCTTGATATAGACTTTCCTGACCTTATGAACTATGACGCTATTGTCATTATGGATGAAGTATATGTTAGAGATAATAAGTCAATATTATTTAATTCTATATTATGTCATCCAGTAAGATTTATTGCAGAATGTTTAGACATTCCTCTTATCTTTTGTACAAAAAGATTTAATTATCACATTCTAAAACAGAATGAAACTGACTTATTTAAGATAGCTATTTCGCTTAATTCTTTAAAAAAAGCTATAAAGCACTTTAAATTAAATTCTAATTCTAAAGTATATGTACTAAATGCTTTTCGTAGTTCAGACCTTGATTCCCCTGAAGCGTATCATCATACAAAATATGGTCTAAAATATCTTAAGGAATATTAATGAATATTAAGAAATATGCTTCACATAGCGATTTTGAAGGATTTGGATGTGAAATAGTACATACTAAATATCCTCAAGTTTACTCGCTTATTGAAGAAAGTTTACAAGAAATTTCCCCAACATGTATACCTACATTAAATATAGATTACAGAGAATTTTTGGATTGTGACTTAGTCATAGTATTTTGTAAAGTATTTATAGGACATACAGGTACTTCAATGTTTTCCCGAAAATTATGTGTTAATGAATCGGCTGTGTATAACTTTATGTTTATGGCTCAAGCTTTAGATATTCCATTACTAGCTATTCCTGTAAATGGATTCTCTAATCAAGAACAGCTTATGTTTCACCACAGTCATTACATTATTTCTGAAGATGAATTAGTTCATCGTTTAAAAGAATATAATTTGAACCAAGACAGTAAAGTAATTATTTTTGTAGCTAATTATGAAACAACTGCATATTCCTATACAGCTAGTACATTTCGGTACATTTTAAAGGAACTAAAAAAATATGAAAATCACTAGATTATATATAAACGATTCTCTAGATTTTAAACTCTGGAACTGGAAACGTATAAATGAATACCTTACTTTAGAAGGAAGGCAAGCTAAAGAAGTTACTGGAAAATTTATTATTGCTGAAGGATGTGAAGCTTTATTTGGAAATGCTGCTGCATTCGCTATATCTTTCAATTACTCAGATATGTTAAAGTATGACCTAGTAATATATGTAGGAAAAACCTATGTAGGGGGTACTATTGATAAACTTTATCCAAAAACTTTTAAAGCCAACCATACTTTAGTATGGTCCGAAAAAATATACCCTGTTACATATAACGTAGATATCTTTAATGCTATCTGTCATTGTTTGGAAATACCATTTATCTTTATTTCAACAGATAATGAAATAAGCTCTGAAGTTGCGGAATCTTATTCGGGAGATAATTATTATATCCTTACTTCACCTTATGAACTTCAACATACTCTTCGTAAACTTAATATTTCTTCAAAAGCTAATATACTTTTATTACAGTTAGATAATGATTTTGATGATGAAGACTCAATTTCAGAAGTTTTAGATAGTATTGATGTAGTAGAAAATACTTTAAACAACTGGAAGTAATAATCTTTCAATACATAAGGAATAACTAATTATGAAAATTGATGTTTGGTCTTTTAGTGAAAGCTTCTCAAAAGAAGTTAAAGAAGCAAAATTCATTGAAATGGAAGACAGAGAATTAACCTTTGTAGAAGAATGTTTAAATATCTACTCATACTTTACAGTATTTGACTTTAAAATGAATTACGCAGATTTATTAAAATATGACACTATTGTCAGTATTTCAGATATTTTCACTAATAACTATAGCGATATTATGCCTTTACAAGAAGATTCAGTTTCGCTTAATGGTATCGTTCCTGCAGCAGAATTTTTAGGTATCCCCCTTTTATCTGTATCAGTAAAAAGATTTAAACAAATTCTTGCATATTCACTAGAAACTGATACCTATAAACTAATGAATGTTTCAACTAAAGGTTTTAATCTATTAAGACATTACCTTAATCAGTTTAATCCAGAGAAAGTATTATTAATTTATTCTTTTGGTGATGGATATTATTCACCAAAGCATATTGGGACATACAATAAAATATTGGAAATTCTAAATGAAAATCACAGCGATATCACCTGACCATAGATTACAACGGTATGGTTATGAACATACTCGACTTATCGAAGGTAAACTTAGTAGAAACTTAAGAAATCTGACTAAAGCAGCGATTGCTTATTATGAACATCATTTTTATTATGTAATTAAATATGACTACAATAAGCTTAAGCAATTTGACGCCATTATATTTACTACACCTCCACGTATGAATTTGTATGTAGGGTCAATGTTTCCAACAAGTGCATTTACATTTCTATTAATTGCACAAACTTACCAAATACCTGTTATTACATATCCTGTACATCAATCAAATACCTTCTTTTATACTGATAATAAACAATCTACTAAATTTAACACTACAACTAAATTTTCAAAAATTGTAAATGAATTAGGACTTACAGAAGATTCTTCTATTCTTCTGGTTCATCCAGAAACTGAATACGATGATACTTTTTCGGTTGCTAAGCCAAAAGAAGCTATAAAATTCTTTAAGGAATATCAATGGAAGTAAATACCTACTGTAGTTACACATTTAATCTGTACCGGTATGAACCATACAAAGTAGTAAATGAAACTTTTGTACATAAGCTTGCTAAACATACTTTACTAGAAGGTATATTTACATATATTGGGTATGTTCCTTCATTTGTGTATGACTTCAATTATGCTTCTTTATTGGATTATGATGTGATTGTAATAGTAGGTACGCCTTCTATATGGAACTACACTAAACCAATGAATGATTCCCTAATATACTTTCAGTATATTGCAGACTTCTTGAATAAACCTTGTGTATTTATTCCTATTGGTTCAACAATATCTATTAACCAAGTAAAAAACAAACTCACCAATAAATTTCAATACATAAACCAGCCTAAAAAAGTAAGAAAAGTTCTAGAATCTATGGGATTAACATCAGATTCTAAAATGTGCTTTATGGTTGGAGGTATTAGCAATTTAAACAGTAAATATGCAAAGTTAATAGATAAATATATGGCTAAATGTAAGGAATTCTAATGGAAATCTCAATTTATACAGACGCTGACTATGTTAATCCTAAACATAAAATTACTAGACTAGATTTTTTACATCAAAGCAATGTAAGTAAACGTTCTAAAGCTTTCTTTTTAGACTGTATTAAAGCATTTGATATATCTCAATCTAAATTTTTAGCAGAGTACAATTTCTCAGAGTTACTAACCTATGACGCTGTAATTACTTTATCTGCACCCTATATCAGAGGGTCATATAATAAGTTACCTGAGATTTTTAACTCAGATGTTAGTAAACTTTCATTAAACGAAAAAATCTCACCTATTGTATATACGTCAGATGCGTTTAGAACAATATGTGACTGCTTACAAAAACCATTTATCTTTGTACCATTCGTTTTTCATGATTGGGTAAAAGAGAATAAAGATTACTATTCTACTGACTTATACAGAATTACTTCAACAAGCTGTCTTAAAAAAGAGTTACAAGATTTAGGTTTAACAAACCAATCTAAAGTTCTTGTATTAATTCTTTCTTATACAACCGGTGTAAAAAGATTAGTCTTAGACAAAGTAGTAGATACAGTAATTTCTACATGTGAGGGATTATGAAAATTCATTATTACACTCATACAACTGATACATTTGAATACTTTCCTCAATTCAGTTATGTACCCTTATTACATTCAGAAAAAACAAAGAATTTAGCATTACATCGTTTTACTACAGGATTTATGAGTAACTTCTTAGATTCAGATTCAGATTCATTACTTGTAGGAATGTCGTATGTAAACTTCTTGAAAGCAAAAACTGTAATCTTTTTAACACCCGGATTCCAGCTTAATTCAAAAATGGTTCCAATACCTTCACAAAAATGCTTTGCATCTATGTTAGCGATTACAGAAGCTTTAGAAATTCCTACTTTATTATTCACACCACCTACACAACATTATAGTGTAGACCGTTATGCTAAATCCCCAGCCTGTTATTCGCAACATACTGGGATTCCACCGATAGTCCATCAAGAATTACGAAAGTTAAATCTTGAACCAGATGATAAAGTACTTGTATTTGGAAGACTATCTGGATGGGTCACAAAAGACTTTAAAAACATATTAGAAATATTGGATGGATTTGCTCATGCTAATAGCTATGCCAAGTAAAATAGGTATTATTCTTACCTTAGACCAACAAGCTTACTTCCATATAAAATACCCTAGAACAACTCTTAGTCTACAATCTTCTACTACTTTTACAGAAGACCATACAGTAGAATTCTTTAACCAAAAGCATGCTAAAGAAGTACGTTTAAACTTATATAAAGTTTATATAAATCAAGATGGCTTATTAAGACCTTACCAATTTAATTTGGATATCATACGAGAACTTAGAATTCATGCTTTCACATGCCAAAGTCAAGTTATCAGGGAGAAATGGAAATGGAACAATCCAAACGGATTGCTAAAATCCACCATTGGTTAAGTGATGAATCGTTCCCGTTGGAACGATTAGAAAAGCTATCTGAACAAGGGTATCTTATTCCTGTTCATCGTTATGGTGAACGTGGAGTAATGTTCGTTCATTTATATAAATGTACTGGCTGTCTTCATGTGAATATTCAATTCCAATATGGAGACAAACTCTGTAAAGCTTTTATGTATGACAGTTACTTAGGGCTACCTATTGAACATACTATAAGAGACTTTCTAACACACTATAACATCAAATACGCTATGGGAGTTATATGATTAAACGTATTTTAAACTGGTTCGGTTATATACCAAAATTTGATTTTGATATTATCGTTAAGCTTAACGCTGATTTAGCAAATCAAGTAGTAAAGCAAGAAAAGCTTATTGCAAAACATGAAGCTAAAATCAAAAAGCTTAACCAAAACAATATTCGCTTGTTGAAGAAACAAGGTGAGTTTAAAGAACAGGTTAAAGCTATGACTACTCTAATGGAGGAAAAACTCAATGTACACGAAAGACAAAGTTCAGATTAGATACTGGACAGAATGTATTACAGAAAATGGTATAGAGTCTTTTTCTACAGAAGAGACACTACCATTAGACGCTCTTGTCAGTATGGGAACTCTTTTACAAACCACTATGGTAGATGATACCATAAATACTCTCTCAGACGCTGCTATAGCGATTATTGACTCAGGTGTGGTATGTCATGTCATCAAAGACGAAGAAAGCGAATATGAGCCTTCTATTGAGGATTTTGAACCAAGACTACAACACATTATGTCTTATTATGGAGAATAGTTATGTTAGACAAATATGATACTTTTCTCCGTAATCGCTTAAAAGAAGCAAGAGGAACTGAATGTGAAGATTATTGGCTCAAAGAGTACATGATTTTCGAAAGTTATTTACAGGATATCAATGATGGTATCCCTACATCTTATTATCCCCACGAGGAATTTATGAAAAACCTTAAATGTATTTTTACTAACAACGATACAGTAAGCGATGTACTAGCTTATTGTTATGATGAACTACCTATCCTATCTTATAAAGATATTAAAGTAGGTGATAAAGATGTAAGTACTCTTCCATTAAACCAGAATATTACTGTAAACTATGATACCCAAGACATTCTTATTGGTTCAGACCCTGTAACAGTAAACGGTTATAGTCTATTTACCTTAACTTCAGGAATCTTATAATTCTTCCATTATTTGATTGTTAGAAAAGAAAAGAGTAAAAGAAAAGAATCTTTATTATAGTTTGTCAAGACCCCTTGTAAACAACTTTTTAACTGGTCCGACCAGTTGGAGGATATCTTGAAAATTCCTGAAAACTTAGACGAATGGGTAGAAAAACAATTGCAAAACCCAGAAGTACTTCAACGTGAACTTCTTAAACTACAAGAAGAGAACGAAACCCTCAAAAAACGCATTAAAACACTCTTAGACGAGCTTAAAGATGTTATCCCTCATAATGGTACTGCTGCACCATTAAATCCCTTTGTAGCGTCTGCTAAGCAAGAATACGTACTATTAGAGCATTATGAGAAAGGATGGTTCTCAGAAAGAGAAACCAAACTTACTGTTTATTATGCTGGTGGAAAACGTAATTATGCTGTTCACCAAGAGCGTAAAGGTTGGTTTGCTAAAACTGCATCAAAAACATTTGATACATTTGAAGTAGCTGTACGATTCTTTAATAAGGTAACACTATGAATTATGTAGTAAGACAAGGTAAACATACTAACGGAACCAAAGCTAATAAAGCTAAAATGCGTGCTATCAAGACTACACAAGATATTATGTCTAATTATACTATTACGCTTGTAATGGCAGACCAGTCTAATACTTGTAACACAGTATTCTATCGTGATATGCCTGCAAAGATTTCTCCACAGTTAGCATGGCACTTTGAACACACTCGTTGTAAATGGGACATAGTATGTGGTGTAATTTGTAGAGACCAATCCGATACACATTACATTGATTTTGTTTCCTTTGGTTCAGTAGAAGAATGTGCATTAGATGATTTATCTGATTTAGCTATTCAAACTTGTAAACAATTGTTTGAAGAATCACCTAAACTTCATAAACTTTGTCCATTCTATATGGCTCGTCCACAAAAAGAATGTGATGTACCACTTATCTTAGATACAATCCATCAATACAAAGTATTGAACCATATTGGTACAAATTTTGAAATAAATTGTCACTGTAAAGAAGTAGACTATCATACAGACGAGGCATGGTATGAAGTACTTCAAACCATTAAGTTTAATGAATTAGACTTAGAATTTATTGATATTGATTAAGGATTCCTTATGCGACACTTTGTAACATTCAAAAAAGGTACTACTCTCTACGGTAAAGTAATGCCTTTCACTCAAATGAACCGTAACGAAATTCAAGACCGTTTAGTACAAGAATACTCACAAATGTGGGATAAAATCTATACTGAACCAGAAGCTTCACGTGTACTTCCTGAAACGCTTTTATGTACAGATAACTTTGTACCATTTGGTACAGAATGTCGTGATTTAAATGATAAATCTGTATCCGTAGCTTCTATTACTGATTGGTTCAAGAAAGCTAAACCTGAACCAACAATTCAAAACATTATTCAACAAACTGCTTATCATTTTGAAGAAGTAGCTGAAATGTGTGAAGCATTAGGCAATCAAAAGACAGCAGATGCTCTTATTGAGTATAAAGAAAAACTCTTATCCCTTACTGCTGCAGAATGTGAACTCTTATGGAAACGTGCAGATAAAGTAGCTTTATTAGACGCTTTATGCGACCAAGTTGTTACTGCAACTGGTGTAGCACAATATGCCGGCATGAATTTCGATGGAGCTCTTACTGAAGTGAATAAGAGTAACTGGTCTAAGTTTGATGATAATGGTAATCCTATTATCGACTCAAACGGTAAAATCTTAAAAGGACCTAATTACTTTAAACCAGAATTGAAAAAATTTACAGGTGAAAAATGAAAGTAGAAATCTATGGTGCATCTTGGTGTCAGCCATGCCAACGCTCTAAACAGTTATGTATTGAAAAAGGTTTAGAATATACCTTTAAAGACGTAACACAAGACCTAGAAGCTCGTGAAGAAGTTGAAAAACGTCTAGGTAAAAAGATTGACACTGTTCCACAAATCTTTGTAGACGGTCAATACGTAGGTGGAGAGCATGCTCTTCGCAATTATGTCAAATAAAAAGGAAATGAAATGAAGAATAAATTTCTAAAAGCATTAGCTGGTGCTGTAGTAGCATTAGCAGTTCAAGCACAAGCGGCAACTACTGGTAAAACGTTACCAACTGAACCATACGTAGTAGACGGGCACACACCTGACACGCGTACAGCAGAAGCCAAAGAAACCTATGCTAACCGTGTAACCAAATCTGATGTGGAAGGTAACAACCACTCAGTATTTGGTCAAGACAACACGGTAGACGCATTACACGGCAGCTCAAGTGTTTATGGTAACCAAAACGTAGTTAGTGCAGACGCTAAAGACGGTAACATCTTTGGTGATGGTTCAAGTATCACCGGCTATCAGTCACAAGCAGTGGGTGATAACAACCATTTAAAAGGTGAACAAAATACCGGTATCGGTATGAATAACGTTGTTAAAGGTGACCATACCCATGCTATTGGTGGTGGTAATAATGTTACTGGTAGTCGTGCAACTGCAGTAGGTCATTACAACCTTATCACATCAGACGAAGCTACAGCAGTAGGTTATGACAATAAAGCTCATGTTCGTGGTGTAGCAGTAGGTTATACCAACAATGCAACTAATCACGGTGTAGCTATCGGTGTTGAAACTAAAGCAACTGGTGAGTCTTCAACTGCTATTGGTGTACATACTACATCTGATGGTTTATCTACTATTGCTATTGGTTCTAATGCAGCAGCACATAACAAAGCATCTACTGCAATCGGTCAAGGTGCAGTAGCAGATGCAAGTTATGGTGTGGCACTAGGTAAAGCAGCTCAAGCTAATCACGGTTCAGCAGTAGCATTAGGTACTGCAGCAGTAACAGAGCAAGCAGTAGCGGTAAATGAAGCAACCGTAGGTAAACTCACTTATGGCGGATTTGCAGGTACAGATGCAACAGCAGTAGTTTCTGTTGGTGCAAAAGGCGACCATACTCGTCAAATCATCAACGTAGGTGCTGGAGAAATCTCTGCAACTTCAACTAATGCAATCAATGGTTCGCAGTTATACGCAACCAATGATGTTATCAATAATGTTGCTGGTTCAGTTGTAAATGTATTAGGTGGTAACGCTGCTTTAGACAATAAAGGCAATATCACTATGACCGATATCGGCGGTACTGGTGAAAATACCGTGCATGATGCGATTAAATCCCATACGGATAAAATTACAACAAACGCAAACAACATTGCTGGTAACACTCGTAATATCGCAACCAATACAGCAGATATTCGTGCAGCAGAAGCATTAATTGATAAAAATGCAAAAGATATTGCTGACAATGCTCAACGTATTACAACCAACGAAGGTAATATCGCATCAAATACAGCCTACATTAAAGCTGTAGAAGATAAGTTACCAGAAGTTCAAGCAGGTGATAATACCACTGTGAATGTAACAGTGGATGCCAACGGTAAAGCAACGTACACTGTGTCTTCTAAAGACTATCAACCAGCCATTGATAAAGTCGCAGCTAAAGCAGATAAAAATGCTAAAGCGATTGAAGCTAATGCTAAAATTACAGAGAATCAATGGAATGTTGTATTAAACAACCGTAAGCTTGCTACTGCTAATAAAGAAAAATTAGCAGAAGTAGCTGATGAATTGGAATATCAAACTCAGTTCATTAGACAAAACAGTGAAGCCATTATCCAAACACAAAAAGCTACTACCGCTGCTTTAAAAGCTTCTAGCATAAATGCTAAAGCTATTCACAAATTAGATCATGATGTTCGTAAGAACCGTAAACGTGCTGATGCAGGTACTGCATCTGTAGCAGCAATGGCTAACATTCCACAAGTTTACATTTCAGGTAAATCTGGTGTAGGTGTAGGTGTAGGTCATAAACATGGTCAATCTGCTCTTGCAGTAGGCTACTCTCGTGCATCTGATAATGGTCACCATATTATCAAACTATCTGCTGGTATTGATACTCAGAAAGATGTAACAGTAGGTGCAGGATACATGTACCAATACTAATCTTTAATACCATATAGGCTCTCTAACGAGAGCCTTTTTATTTTTAAGGAAACTATATGGAACTCACACAAAAAACAAAACAAGCTATTTTAGATGGTGCTTATGCAATGACACGTAATGGGTGTAAAGTTCGTTATTTATGTAATTCTACAAACCCAGTATATCCATTAGTATTTATTATTATTCCGCCAAAATTAAATCACTTTAACCCTAGTAAAGACATAGATACAATTCTTATTACTGAGGATACATGGAGAGCCACTATACATCCAGAACCTAACGATTCAGATATTGTTGGTTTATGGGTTGAACCAACTTCAAAGGTAACATTAGGATTACCAAAACCATTTAAACCAAAAAAACAAGAAACCTTTTTTACACTTACTTCTACAGCTCCTTACAGACCATTAGAAGTACGACAAACTTATAATGCAAACAGTGAGGTAGATAAAGATTTAATTGAAGCGGGTATATGTTTTAGAACTGAACAAGATGCTCAAGCTTGGGTAGATGCATTTAGGAAGGCATTTAATGAGTAAATTTAAACTATCCCAGTATAAACTAGAAGAATATCAAGCTCTTATTCAACAGTTAAACCAATTTTTTGATGGACTTCCTGATGGAGCTTATTCAGCATTAATGGAAGATGAAACTAGACGTTGGCTTAAAGAAAACAACATTAAAGCTAATGCTTTAGATTTTTACATTAAATATTCACCAAAGGAATATTACTATGACTGAGTGGATTAAAGTTACAGACCGTCTGCCTGAATTAGACGATGACGGTCATAGTGAAATGGTACTTGCTTTAGATACCAAAAACATGATTCATCTAAACTTTTTAAGAGATGATGGATGGTTACTACCAGCAGAAGTAACTCATTGGATGCCACTACCCGAACTACCGGAGGAAGAATAAATGAAACAATTTAATTTAGAAGAAGCTTTAAACAGTAAACCAGTAAAATTACGTGATGGGAGTAAAGCGATTGTCTTATGTAGAGTTCCTGATACCTATAAACTTGAAAATGGGTTAAAAGTAACGTTTCCATTGTTCGGTATTATACTTAATACCGATGGGATAGTAGATGACCCGTATGCGTCTTGGAGAGACAACGGTATGTTTACGTCTTGTTCGAGTGATTACGACATTGTAGATATGTGGGAAGAGCCAAAATTAACTCTAGAAGAGCTAATGGAAAAAGCATTTCAAGAAAAGCTAATTCTTACACATGATATATTTCCTTCTCGTTGTAAAGGTTTCAAAGTCGTAGGGAAAACATTAGACAATGACTACATTCTACAAAACTGTGACGATAACGAAATATATTTTTCAAATGTATTTAGAAAAGATGGATGGTCAATTAAGGAATAATTATGAAATTTATTTTAGAAACTATAATTTATATGGCTCTAGCTTTTGTAGTATGTGCTTATATTGGATACCTATTAGGATTTACAGCAGCAATCGCTTATCAATCATTTAGATTCTTTTTTTAGGAATACATATGAAATTTTACGAACATAAAGTATATCGTGGTTATTCAGACAAAACCAAAGGTATGCTCTGGATAGTTGAATCCGTTGTATTTGACCCAGTAATCATGGATGTCAAAGTTGGAGATGGTTCTATTGTATTTGCTAGACCACTTCACAAGGATTACCTTAATGATTATATCTATGCATTTGCTGCAGATGGTAGACAGATTAATGGTATTAAAAAACCAAATGGTAACATTGAACGATTTACTCTTATTCCTGAACCAATATTAGACTATTCTTATGAAGTACCTCTTTGGGATAAAGTAAGTAACTGGATTAGTCATATCCTAAGACGACCTATTAAAGAATTAAGTCTGGTTCAAACTGATTATTATCGTAAAGGTATTGTAATTGAAACCAGAGATGATGAAGTACTTGTAGTAGGTGATTACAATGCAAATGGTTGTAACTGGTTTAATAAATCAGATGTTAAATTCGTTAAATTACCTATAAGAGTAAATTTATAAGGTAAGCTATGAAACTCTATTTTATAGACCGTAAGGGAAATAGGTTAGAAAAATCATTTACATCGATACCAGAAGCAATGTCTGAGGTATATAAAGCAGCCCTATTGGGCTGGTTTGTTTATGATGAAGATTGTAATCCTATTACGCCAACATTCCTTACAGATGACTGTTTAGGTAAAGTAGCTGTATTAGTAAACGGTAATGAATATGTAATCAAACAAGGTGGATATATTCTACGGTATGAAATTAATGGATATCGCTATGATACTTTCGGTCAAGGAAGAGGAACACCTACAACAGACGATTCTATACCTACTCACTTACATGTTGCATATATAAAGGATTAATATGAAATACTATGCAATGGATTCTTCAGGAAATGAACAAGAAATCTCTGAAGGAAACATTAATGTGCACTTAGACTTAGGTCATATTGTCCATAACCAAAAAGAGATTCTTAACCCTATCTTACTTACACCTGACTCAGACGAATGTTATGCTAAACTTCGTAATGGTGAATGGCATAAAATAGAATACATCCCTAATACAAATCTATTTAATTTTATTATTAATGGACTTGCTTACGACCCATTTGGACAAGGGAGAGGTTCTATAAGAGCTTCTGATAGTATTCCTTTAGAACAACATGTAGTATTTGTTACTTATTCTTTTATGCATGGGATATTATTAAAACATATAGATGATTTAAAAAGGATTTGTTTAGATGAACTAAAAGCAAGTGCTTCTGTAAATGGTCAGTTACACATCTTAGAAAATTTAAACCGAGCTAGAAAATTGGAGAAAGATATTTATGGACCATAAAAAATTATTCGTTGCAGTAATTATTACTACTGTACTTCTCGAAGCAACATTAGCTATGATTGTTTCACCACTTATCCACTTATTGAAGGATGGGGATACTAATGCATAAATTTATTTATAAGCTCTTAGATGAGCCTAAAAATGGTGTTATTGGTAAATTTTTATCAGATAACTCAGAATACTTTAACAAAATCAATTTACAAATGAAAGAAGTAGGAATTGACTTTTTCATTGATGGCGGTAATTTCAATGGATACATTGCAGTTACACCGGAACACCCTTTCTATGGTAAAGACTACGATGAAGTAGACCTTATGTTACATAAGAAAGGTTTCTATGTACATGGAGGACTTACTCTAGCATCTGACCCTTCATTCTGTCCTCACTTACCTACAGAACATCAGAAATTCTGGATTTTTGGTTTTGATACTCGTCATGCTGACGATACAGCAGAGTATTGGACAGAAAAACGTACATGGGAAGAAGCAGATAAACTCATGAATGCAGCAATTATTTATGGAGAAATTTAATTATGAACGTTAAAGAACTTATTATTGAATTACAAAAATGCAACCCAGAAGCAACCGTACTTTATAATAATATGGAACTATTCGAAGTTGAAGGTTTTGATGGCAAAGCTTCAGACGATGTATTAATTGATTTACTCAGTGAACCAAATGTTCCAGTAGCTCAAGCTAAATCAATCATTATTTATTAGGTTAGTACCATGAAAACAGCAGAACAGCAATATATAGCAATGCTTAAAGATTGCTATGAAAATGGTATAGACGTTGTTAATGAACGTACTGGTTCAATCTGTCGTACTATTTTGAATCAAAGAATTCAATTCGATGGTAACGAGTTCCCACTGCTTACTACTCGTAAGATGTACTGGAAACAAGCTATCGGAGAAATGGTAGCTTATATTCGTGCTTACAAAGACTTACGTGATTTCCACAAGTTAGGTGTTCATACATGGGATGCTAATGTAGAAGCATGGAATAGTCGATTCAAACGTGATGAATACGATACAGGATGTATCTATGGGTATAGTGCAGAAGTTGTTGGATTCAATTATTTGAATGTTTTAGGCAAGATTGTGACTAAACCAAATGATAGAGGTATTATTTGGAATTTCTGGAATCCAGAACACTTTCAATCAGGTTGCTTACGTCCTTGTATGTACTCTCATCAATTTAGTGTATTAGATGGTACTCTACATTTAACCAGTACGCAAAGAAGTTGTGACTTACCATTAGGCGGTGCATTTAACCTAGTACAATGCTGGTTCTTGTTAAACATTTCTGCAAAACTTGCGGGTTTAAAAGTAGGTACAGTAACATGGAACGTTACTAATGCACATATTTATGGAAATCAAATTCCATTAGTACCAATCCAGTTAGAAAGACCTATGTACACTCCACCAAAACTCATCATTAAAGATGATTTTGATATGGATGCACTTATGGTTCTATTGGATAAAGATAACTTTGAAGATTACTTTGAACTTCAAGATTACAAACATCATCCTGCAATCAAATATCCATTTACAGCATAGGGCTCTAACGAGCCCTTAAAATTTAAACTATTTAACATAGGGGATTCTATGAAAAAACTATATTCATTTCTAGCTGCTGGATTAATAGCATTAAGCTTGACTGCTTGTGATGATTCCGAAGTTGCTACACGTAACTTAATTAAAGCGGCAGATAACTTTGAAGTTAATAGACGTATTGTGTTTTATAACGGTATTACAGATACATACATGTTAGAAATTGAAGGGCGTTGCTCTATTGATTTAAATCAAAACAATACTGCATTTAACGTTATTTGCGATGTAGGTAATGGAAATTATAAACGTCACACGTTAGTTTTATCAGATAACGTAACAGCATTCGTAGAACAAATTGAACCAAATAAAGTAAGTAAAAACTTTTATAGAGTTACATTTAAACCATCAACAATCATCCCTAACATTGATATCCGTTAATTAACTTTAATCAAGTTAGAATACGATTTTTACTTTTAAAACTTTTCAACATCGAGGTTATTATGCGATTAACAAAACAAATGAAGAATAATTTACTCAATATTATTCAAAACAAAACTAAACATCCTTTTAAAGTTCAAGAAGAATCTATTACCCAAGAACTTCAAGAATATATTTTTAAAAAAGAACCAGTATTTAAACAATACTTAAATTCATATGTAGAACCGCCATATTCACGTTACCGTGAAAAGATAGAAATTAATGGTCGCTATCGGTATTCCATTTATGTTGTTGCACCTTCTCATGAATATGTAAAAAATCTCATTGGACAAAGACTTAGTTACTACTGTACAGAGTTTCCTATTAAAGAAAAAAATCCGGATTATGTAATTGACCCTGATTTTAAACCAGTCTATGACAAACTAACCAAGTTTGCAGAAGAATGCGAAGAGTATGAAAATGTAATGGATAACCTAGCAATTACTGTCAATAGTTGTGTTACAGATACACAGTTAGCAGAAATGTATCCTGATTTCGTGCAATATTTCAATTCTGCAGGTATCACAAAAACACCAGCAACTAAAGCATTGCCAGCTACATTCGGTTTACCAGATGTATTAGCTAAATTTGGTTTAGAACTCTCTAGTTCACCTAAACCTGAAGAAACAGAAGAACCTAATATTGATACTCTGGTTCAACAAGATTTACAAAAGCAATTAAACAAATAGCAAAAAAGCCCGAATGGGCTTTTTATTTTTAATAAACATTTCAACAAACAAGGAAACTTATCATGACTACATACACATTATCCCCTAATCAAGTTAAAGAACGTCTGCGTGTATCTTTAAAAGCAGATGTACCATGCTTTATTATGGGTTCACCTTCTACTGCTAAATCGCATACTGTACGTGCATTATGCGAAGAAGAAGGTTTATATATGATTGACGTTCGTCTATCTCAATTAATGCCATATGACCTTTGCGGTATGCCTAAAGTTATGGAAATGACTGGTACTAACGGTGAATCTGGAGCATTCAGCACATACATTCCATTTGATACCTTCCCATTAGAAGGTTGTGAAATTCCGCAAGGCTATAAAGGTTTCTGTATCTTCTTTGATGAAGCGAACCAAGCAGATAAATACGTACAAGGTGCTTTATACCGTATTGTATTAGACCGTATGGTACATACTTATAAACTTCATCCAGAAACTCGTATTGTATTAGCCGGTAACCGTTTATCTGATAATGCAGTAGCTACTAAAATGTCTTCAGCATTAAAATCACGTATGACGTGGATTAATGTAGAAATCAATAAGAAAGAATTCTTGCAATTCGTAGAAGACGGTGTAGTGCGTGGTGAATGGGATCCACGTGTAGCAGCATTCTTAAACTTCCGTCCAGAACTTATCAACAACTTTGACCCTAAAAAAGAAGTTGAAACTTATGCTTGTGGTCGTACATGGGAATTCTTATCTAAAGAATTACAAAATGGCTTATTAGACTTAGGTCAAGATATTTATATTCCAGCTATTGCAGGTACTATCGGTGAATCTGCTGCTGCAGAATTCAATGGATTCTTACAAATTATGGGTAGCTTACCAAGCTTATCTCAAATTGAAAAAGACCCATTAAAAGCACCTTTACCAGTGGAAAATGGAGCTAAATACGCATTAGGTGCATTCTTAGCAGATAAAGTACATAAACTTAATGTAGACGCTGTTGTAGATTACTTAGAGCGTATGGATGAAAAAGACTTATTAGTCTTAGCATACCGTATGATTCTAGGTCGTTATCCACAATTAGCAACTAACAAAAAAGTATTAAACTCTTTAGGTGCAATCCGTCACAAACTTAATAATCAACCATAGGCATTAATATGAACCAAGAAACAGAATATGAATTTACTGAGCAGAATTGCTTAGATGACTTTAAAGAAGCTAAGTTAAGACTTATCAATAAACCACATAACGCTTTCATTGGTTCATTGTTATATGACCTAGCTTTTGAACCTTCTCGTGAAGTTAAATCAGTTATGTTGGATTCCTTTAATCATTCTATTAAAGTGAATCCAGATTTCTTCTGTACTATGACCCATGAACAACAAGCATCTGTGCTTGCTCATGAAGTATATCACTATGCTCTTATGCATGATGTACGTAGAGGTCATCGTGACCATGAACTCTATCAAAAAGCTGCAGACCAAGTAGTAAACAATCTACTTGAACAAGGCGGATTTGAACTTCCTTTTGGAGTAGAGTGTGATACTAAGTATCGCAACATGAGTACTGAGCATGTTTACAATCTCATGGAACATGAACAGAAGAATAATCAAAACAACAATAACCAGAATAATAATGACCCATTAGGTAACGACTTACCGCCTAATGGAGGTAATGGTTCAGCTAATCAAAACCAAGTAAACCAAATGCAGCAAAACATCATGAAAGCTAATGCTTCAGAAGAGCTGACAAATGGGCATGGTATGGACGCTGGTAATTCTGGTTCAGTCTTTGAAACTCTATTTAAAGACATCAAAGAAGGTAAATTAAGTTGGATTGATATCTTACAAGAATTCCTTGATGATTTTGTTCAAGGTGAACAAGATTGGTCTAAATTCAACAGACGTTACTTGCCTTATGATTTATACCTTCCTGATATTCAATCAGAAAACAAAATCTCAAAAGTAGCCGTTGCATTTGATGTGTCTGGTTCTGTAACTGAAGCACAAATTCGTGCATTCTTAAATGAAATGAAAGTTATCAAGAACCAACTAGACCCAGAAACAATGGATGTTGTTTCATTTAACCATGAAATTGTAGATATCTTTAAGATTACATCTAACGATGACTTCGATGAAGTCAAAATGAATATCTCAGGGGGTACTGAATTAGACCCTGTATTCAATCACTATATGAAACCAAAAAATCAACCAGAATTCTTAATCGTATTTTCGGATTTATATTGTGATAAACGTAAACAAAAAACACCATTTGAAACTATCTGGATTTGTATTGATAACCCAGACGCTAAGGTGAATTTTGGAAAATTAATTCATATTACAAGCGAGGAATTAGAGCGATGAACAATGTATTTGTTACTATTATGAATTTAGCTAAACAGCTAAACCAATCAACTATTGATAAACTTCAAAAGAATGTAGACGCATTCTTAGATAACTTAGGTACTAATGGTAAACCATTAAACCATCCTGAGTTTTTCTTACCACATTCAAATTCAGCACGATATGCAAACGGTAACTATAAACAAGACTTTGCAGACGCTAGTTTAATCAATGATGATAACTTACAGACAGCTAAAGATTTGTTTGAATTACATCATACATACACTACTGAAAGTGCGTTAATCTTAAAATACCTTAAAGCAACTGCAATGCGTACAATTCTTGTATTAGCCGGTGCATCAAATGAACAAAGCATTCAGCTCTTATTAGATGTACTTCCTGATTTCATTAAACAAGATAGCAATCTTTTATCTAAGGCTGGTTTAGAAAATAATGAAATCAAAATGTTACAGGATAACACATTCCCTTACCATAATTTATTCACTAACAAAGAAGAAGAAAACACGTTTTTAGATGAACTCAAAGATGAACATGTCTTTGAACTCATGCAAAAATATTATGCATTAGAGCTTTTAACAAACTTCTAAAATAGGGGTACAATGTACCCCCGTTTGTTATGGAGTGAGTATGAAAAAAGTTTTATTAATGTATAAAGGAAGGCTTACTGACAGAGATTTTAATACTACTTATCGTTCTATACTGAAACAGTATTTTAACGAAATAGATATTGAACTTATGCCAGTACACCATCCATCTGGTATGAAGAAAGTACCAAGAGCTGTACAAAAAGAATGGTTACAAGAAGTAGCACCAGTATTACAGACGTATGATTATATTTTAGTATCCGACCCTGAATACTTTAAGGTTATCTCTAAGCAAGCAAAAGCTGAGAGTAATCTTGGTGTTATTTTTGATTCTGATTACGAAAACAAAGTACTCTATATTCCATCTGCTCAAGCAGTTTTCTTTAATCCAGATAAGGCTAATGCTCAAATACACCAGTGTATTGAAGCACTTTCTAACGATATTGCAGGTAAGTATTCTGAAATTGGTTCAGATATTATTCATTCTGCAGCATATCCTACTACTGTAGATGAAATTGCAATATGGTTAGAAAAACTTAAATCTTATCCTGCACTCACCTGCGATATTGAAGCGAAATCACTTAAAGTAACAGACGCAGGGATTTACACTATTGGGTTTGCTTGGGATAAGCATAACGGAATATGTTTTCCAGTAGATGCTATTCCTGAACAACAATCACAAGTAAGAAGCCTTCTTTTGAAATTTTTCGAAGAGTATAATGGTAAGCTTATCGTACATAAAGCAAACTACGATATACCTGTCATTAATTACACTTTATTTCAATCAGAGGATATTACAAATGTTAAAGACCAAGTTAGAGGTCTTAATCGACTATGCAGAAATCTTGATGACACTCTGCTTATTACTTATTTGGCTACCAACTCTTGTGCTGGGAATACTCTTGGTTTAAAAGACCTAGCACAACCGTTTGCTGGTAAATGGGCAGTAGACGTATCAGACGTAACTAAAATAGATTTACAAGCATTGATGAAATACAATCTCATCGACTGTCTATCCACTTGGTATGTATATGATACATATTACCCTAAGATGGTAGAAGACAATCAGGAACAGCTTTATAAAGAGCATTTCTTGCCATATTTAAAAGACAATATACGTTGTCAATTAAATGGTCTTCCTATTGATTTAACAGAAGTAGCTAAACTAAAAGCAGAACTTCTTATAGAACAACGTCAATTATTAGCATACCTTACGTCTAAAAAGGCAATTTCTAATGCAGAATATCAAATTGCAGAAGAAGCCACTATAAAACGTAATGCTAAACTTAAGAAGAAACAAACTACTGTTGAAGAAAACTTACAATCGTTTAACTTCAATAGTGGAAAACATTTAACTACATTACTTTATGATGTAATGCAGTTACCCATCATAGATTTAACGGATTCTAAGCAACCTAGTACTTCTAAAGGTACTATGAAAAAGCTTATGAACCATACAGAGAACCAAGAATACAAAGATATTCTAAATGCTCTTATGGAACTTTCAGATGTAGAAAAAATGCTAACTACATTTATTCCACCATTTGAACAAGCTCATGTAGATAAACACGGAAATGCTAGACTTCTAGGATATTTTAATCTTGGAGGAACTGTATCCGGTAGATTAAGTTCTAGTAATATTAATTTACAACAGTTACCTGCTACATCTTCTCGTTTCGCTAAACCAATCAAAAAATGCTTTAAGTCTACAGACGAATGGATATTTGTTGGTTTAGACTATGCTAGCTTAGAAGACCGTATCTCTGCTCTTACGACTAAAGACCCTAACAAACTAGATGTATACCTAAAAGGGTATGATGGGCATTGTTTACGAGCGTATGCATATTTCCAAGACCAGATGCCTGACATCACTAAGGAAATGATGAATGCTGGTTCGTCAGAAGAAACTGTTAAGATTATTAACAGTATTGCTGATAGATATCCAAAGCTAAGACAAATGTCTAAATCACCTACCTTTGCCCTCACTTATCAGGGTACATTCTTGACCTTGATGAATAACTTAGGCTTTAGTGAAGAACTCGCTAAACAAATTGAGGCATCCTATCATGAACTTTATAAAGTATCTGATGAATGGGTACAAATGCATCTTGAGCAAGCGAAGATTGATGGCTATGTTACAGTAGCTTTTGGTTTACGAGTAAGAACACCACTTCTAAAAGCTAAACCTAATTTATCTGCTGCTGCAGCAGAAGGTCGAACTGCAGGAAATGCATTAGGACAAGGATGGGGTATGCTAAACAGTAGAGCCATGAATAAAGTAATGGAACAAGTAGATAATCTTGGTTTATCTGAAGATATTCTTCCTGTTGCAATGATTCATGACGCTACATACTATTTAGTGCGTAACGATATTAAAACCATTGAAACACTAAATCGTTTAGCAGTAGAACAAGCTTATTGGAATGACCATCCTGACATCTATCATCCAGAAGTAGGTCTTGGAGGTCAGTTAGATTTATTCTATCCATCTTGGGCTACACCTATCACTTTACCTGAACAATGTGATGAACAAACCCTTATCGAAACTGTAAGAAAACACTTGGAGGACTGATGGGTAAACCAACAGATAAACAACTGCTCAAACGTAAAGAGCAGATTGAAAATGAAATTGCTAATCTTGAAAAACGTATCTCAGGCTTAGAATGGGAACGTAGAGAGATTATCAATTATCTTAATCTTAACAAAGAGCAGCCAAATGTTTCAGAATCAAACTAATTTACCATTACCTTTAGCAGTATGGTTAGCTACTGATGAATATCAATATGCAAAGTATGCTAATGAAATTAGTACTACTACTCTTCTTAAATCACCACGTTATATTATTGGTTCAAGAAGAGCAATGTATCCGGAACAATTCCCAGAAGAATTACGTCCAGAACCATCAACAGAAATAATTATTCCTGATATCCAAGAGAAGATAGCTTCTCGTATGGGTACGGCAATGCATAGCTCTTTAGAGCATGCATGGACACATAATTATGCTAATGCAATGCGTAGTTTAGGAATTCATCAGAATACTATTGATAAAATAGTAATTAATCCAGAATCAGTAAACAAAGACCAGATTCCTGTATATCTTGAACAAAGAGCTTATAGAGAATTAGAAGGCTTTACTATCTCAGGTCAGTTCGACATCATCGTAGATGGTGAATTACATGACTTAAAAACCACAAGTACATACTCTTGGACAAGTGGTTGCAATGATGAAAAATATATCATGCAAGGTAGTATTTATCGTTGGTTAAACCCAGAACTGATTACTGCTGATACTATTACCATTAACTTTATTTTTACTGATTGGCGTAAATTGGACTCTATTACGAATCCAAATTATCCGCCAGCAAAATGTTTCTTTAAACAATATAAGTTATGGTCTTTAGCTGATACTGAAGCTTGGCTCAGAAACAAACTCAAAACACTACACAAGTACTGGAATAGTCCATTAGAACAAATTCCTTGCTGTACAGAGAAAGACTTGTTCTCTAAAGCTAGCACCTTTAAATATTTCAAAACTGGATATGAAGAAGGTAAGCGAGCTACAAAAAACTTTGATACAATGAATGAAGCTTTAGCATTTAGAGCGAAAAATGGGTATCAAGGCGATGTGATTGAGTTTAAACCTGAACCTTTTATGTGCCCATACTGTAATCCTGCAGAAGTAGCACAGCTCTTGACTACTTCGCATACCAAAACTCTAGGGATTGTATAAATCTCTATTTTCATCTTTCAACAGAGGAAATTATGGACTACTCAAGTTTTACATATAATCCTTTAGTAGAAAGTATTGTGGAAATTCTTAGAACCAAGACACAAAATAGTAACCCTACATTCTTCCGATTGCAGGCGAACTACTTTCTCTCTTTAGTTCCTTCAATGCTCGATATTAAAGTAAACACCCCTATCACTGGGGAAGTGCCGATTAATATGTTTGCAGTATCTGTAGCCAATTCAGGCTCAGGTAAGGGCTTTTCTACTAACCTACTTGAAGAACAAATTCTAGGGGAATTCCGTGAACATTTCATGTATGAAGTATTCCCTAAATATGCTCAAAGTCGATTAGACTTAGAAGCAATTAAACGAGCTCAATACTTAGGCATCTCACAGACAGAAGCTGAAGAAAAGCTCAATAAAGAATTCAAGTCTTATGGTGCATTTAAGTTTTCATTTAGTGAAGCTACTACACCGGCTATTAAACAGTTTAGAAATAAACTTATTCTGGCTAAAGCTGGTTGTGTAAATTTGCTCATTGATGAAATTGGTTTCAATTTAGATAAAAACTATGAACCATTAATTGCATTCTTAGAACTGTATGATAAAGGCTTAATTAAAGATAAGTTGACTAAAAATACAGAAACTTCTACTCGATACCAAGAACTTGTAGGAAAGACACCAACAAACTTATTAATGTTTGGTACTCCATCCAAATTATTAGATGGCGGTACAGTCGAAGAGAAATTCTTTGAACTATTAGAAGCAGGATATGCTAGACGTAGCTTCTTCGCATCATCTACTAAATCTAGTACGATTACTGAGTTTACACCTGAAGAGTTATATCAACGTTTAACCGCAGTAAATCAAGATGCAGAAATTAAGAAAATTTCGGGACAGCTTCTTCGTTTATGCCAAGCAGGTTTAATTGGTTCAGTTATTTCTGTTCCTGAACCAGTAGCAATCGAATTATTGCGTTACCGCATTGATTGTGAAAATCGTGCTCAGAATATTCCTGAACATAAAGATGTTTATAGAGCTGAATTAGCACATAGATACTTTAAAGCTCTTAAACTGGCAGCAGCCTATACTTTCCTTCGTGGAAGTTTAGATATGTCTATTGATGATTTACATCAAGCTATTCGCTTTGCAGAAGACAGTGGTGAATCACTTCGTCAAATGTTAGAGCGTGAAAAACCATACGAACGTCTTGCTAAGTTTATTGGTTCATTAGATGGTAAAGAGGTTACTCAAGTAGATTTAACTACTAATTTACCATTCTATAAAGGCTCTGTTTCATCTAAGAATGAACTGATGAATATGGCTATTGCTTATGGATATAAGAACAATATCCTTATCAAGAAGACATTCAGAGACGGTGTAGAACTCTTTACAGGTGAAAGCTTAAAAGAAACAGACCTATCTCGAATCATTTGTGCTTACTCAAACGATTATGCAGAAGGATATGAAAACGTAGAAATTGATTGGAGTAAAGACTTTGATACTCTACTTCCAGAAGGCGATTATAACTGGACAAACCATCACACTAAGAATGGTCATCGTTCTGAAAAAGACATGGAAGAAGGTTTTAACTGCGTAGTTCTTGATGTAGATGGAGGTATTAGCCTTCAAGCAGTACAAAATCTATTAAGTGATTATGAATATATTATTCATACTACTAAACGTCATCAAACTGCTGATGAACATGGTGAAATCAAAGATAGATTCCGTATCATTTTACCGACTAACTATGTACTAAAACTCGATAAAGAAGAGTTTCATCAATTTATGGAAAACGTTGCTCAATGGTGTCCATTTGAATTAGATGAAGGTACATTCCAGCGTAGTCGTAAATGGGCTTGTACTTATAATACTACCATTTATAAAAACTCTGGACAGTTATTTGATGTATTACCATTTATTCCTAGAACCAGTCGAGAATCAGAATACCGTAAAGCTCAAGTATCTCTGCAAAACTTAACTGCTCTAGAGAGATGGTTCGCTTCTAGAATGCAAGATGGTTCACGTAATAATACCTTTGCTAAATATGGCTTTATGCTATTAGACAATGGCTTTACACCAGATGAAATTTTAGAGAAGTTATATCAATTAAATGATAAAATAGACAACCCATTGGATGAATCTGAGATTCAATCAACGGTGTTTACTTCAATCAAAAATAGATACAAGGAAATTTAATGTCTGCATATCACATCTTAATCGCAGGCTTAACCGCAACTGGTAAAACTACCAGTTTGCGGAATCTAGCCTTAAATCATCCTAATCCTAAATCTGTAGCTTACATTTGTTGTGAAGCCGGTAAAACCCCTATTTGGGCTAAACGTTTTACTACTACAACTGAAGCTATCACTCATCCTGACCAAGCAGTAGAATTTTTTACTGCAGTAGAAGAAATGCCAAACATCGAATATTGTGTACTCGATGGCTTTAACTTCTTGATGAAGATGTTTGTATCAGAAGTTATTGATAACATGTCTAATACCCAAGTCGGATGGGGGGATTATGCAAAATTCGTACAACGTTTCATGCAACAGACAGTAGGTAATTCTTCTAAGAAATGGATTATTCTAGCTCACAATGAAGAAGAACCTGTTATGTCTGGACCTAATACAGGCATGAAACAGTATCGAGTACCACTTCAAGGCTCTGAGTCTAAACATGGATTTGAAGCATGGTTTAACCATGTAATTTATACCACTAAAATTCCTACAGCTCAGGCACAAAAACTTTTGGAAGAAGGTGTATTTGTGAATCCTGAACAATTCACCATTAGTCCAAATGAACGTAAAGCAAAATATGCATTTGTTACCCAACAAACTGATGACTTTGCTTTAGGTCGTATTCGTTCAGATTTCGGTACATGGGATTTGAACCAAACTTTCATTGATAACGATATCCAACTGGTGATGAACCACTTTGATAAACTTATTGATGAACAATCTAACTTTTAACTCCGTTAATTATTAAGGAAAAAACATGTTTGGAAATTTAAAAACAAATGAAACAGCAATGCAAGAAAAGTCTGACCGTATCGGCGGAGGCTATCAACCATTACCATCAGGTATTTATCAAGCTGAAGTAGCTTATGCTTATGCAACTACTTCAAAAGGTGGTGCAATGGGTTTAGTAGTTAAATTTAACATCATTCAAGATGGTAAAGACCCATACCCATATACCACTACATTCTGGGTATCAGATAAAAAAGGTAATACCTTCTACTTAGACAAAGACGGTAATCCACATAACTTAGCTGGCTTTAACCAAGCTAACCACTTATGTGCACTTGTAACTGGTAAAGGCTTACAAGAAGTAGCATTTGAACCACGTACATTACAGCTTTACGATTATGATGCTAAGAAAGAAGTACCTACTGAAGTAAACGCTGCAACTGAATTATTCAGTCAAACAGTAGCTCTTGCTATCAAACACATCCGTGAAAACAAACGTGAAAAATCACCTTCTACTGGTGAATATGAACCAGTAAATGAAGAACGTTTCACTAACGATATCGACAAAGTATTCGGTATCTCAGATGCAGGTGAAGCTTACACGTTTGATGAAGCAGCAAATGAAATTCCATTTGAATTCGCTGAAAAATGGTTAGCGAAATGGAAAGACAAAACTGATGACAAATTTAAAGAAGTCAAAGGTGCATCTGCTAAAGCAGGTACTACCCGTAAATTAGGTATCGGTTGATGTACACTTTAATATCGCCCCTTAGAACCAAAGAAATGATACTGAATTTGAACCAGTATAGAAATGCTCATTTCTTTAAACTGAACAACAGTAAAACTTCATATAAAGCTATTATGAAGGAACAGATTGAGCAATTACCTATATTCAATAAAGTAAGTATCACTTATACTGTATTCTTTGGTTCAAAAAGAAAAACTGATATTTCCAATGTATGCAGTATCGTAGATAAATACTTCTGTGATGCATTAGTAGAACTAGGTAAATTACCTGATGATAACTATGACTACATACAGGAAGTGAATTACAGATATGGCGGTATAGATAAGGATAACCCTAGAGTAGAAATTACTCTAGCTTAAATAAGCCCCTTAGAAGCGATTCTAGGGGGTTTTACTTTTCACTCAACTAAAGATACTAATTATGGAAAAAACGGCTTTAGAGACGCAAATAGGCGGCAATCATTACAAAAAGTATGGATACCAGCCTATTGAATTTTTTATGGACCATCAGTTTAATACTGCTTTAACGTATGCAATGAAATACGTTAGCAGATACCCTGATAAAAATCCGGATGATTTAGAAAAGGCTTTACACTGCTTAGATATTTTTTCTGATTGGGTAACTAAAAAGCTAGATTCAAATGAATCTTACCCAACATTTTCACCTTATCTTTCTCATGTACATGAGTTTATAAGTCAATTTGATGCAGTGAAATCAACAGCATTATTAGCATTAATGAACTGTAATAATGATTACTTTGATTCAGTTAATGTAGAAGGGGTAGAAGGTTATAAATCTCAAACCCCTAATTATAGAAAGTTAGCTATAAATGTTAATAAAGCTAAAGTAGCTATTATGGAGATGCAGAAACATTATGAAACTAGAACTTAAAGAACATGAAATTGAACAAGCTATTGAAACGTTTATCAGTAGCTTTGTAACAGGTCATCCTGTAAAAGTAAAAGGCTTTGACCTACAAGGTATGCGTAGTAAAGATGGTTTATCTGCTATCGTAGATTTTGATGTAGTAGGCGTATCTGATTTACGTGAAGTGAAGACAGAAAGCTCTAACGTTAAACCTACAAATACTGCATGGCGTGAAGAAGTACAAGAAGAACCAAAAGTAAAACATGCTGAACTTGAAGGTAAAGACCTTGAAGATTGGACTTTATTCTTAGAATTACTTACAGACAATGCAAACTACAAGAACTACGATAAATTGTTAGACTTAGTAGATAACATGTCTGAAAGTTTACAGCAAAGAGCTTCATCACATTCACTTTATATTGATATGCTAGAAAATACTGACCGTGCTATTCAAGCTATGGCATCAGGAACTTACTCTGAAACAACAGAAACTACAGACGTTGTAGAAGAAGAACCTATTCCTGAACCAGAAGTAGAACATGCAGAAGCTATTCAAGCAGAAAACGAAGCAGCAACTGAAGCTGATAAAGAAGAAGCTAAGAATATTTTTGGTGCAGCATTAGGTGTAAAACCTACTAACATTGCAAATGTAAATCATACTGGTTTACCTACCCGTAAACTCTTCCCAAAAGCTAAATAATGTGTAAAAAGATATTAACCCTAATTGCTGTTATGGGGTTTGTACTTTTTGTATGTGCACCCTTAATAGGTGTATTTGGAGTAACGATAGGTAGTATTATTGCAGTATTGTTACTTGCTTATTTATCCGAAAAGTAATAGCAATAGCCCCCTAACGGGGGCTTTCTACTTTGGAAAGAAATAGAACATTTTTAAAAAGGTTATTGACCCTTTTATAAAGTGTTTTATAATGCACATGTCGAAAGACAAAATGTTTCATTCCATAATGAAAAATTAACGAAAGTTAAGTTGTTGTTGAAAGTCCAGTTGCTAGTCTGGTTAAAACTAGCACTCTTTATGGTAGGCATTGGGTATATATCCTCATGACTCTATTTAAATACCTCGCAGTATCTAGTGCCTACCCTAAAGAGTAACACATTAATTTAATCTGAGTGAAATGAGAGGGAAGTTATCTTCCAATTACCGTGTTACTCTTTCTTTCCCCCCCCCCTTAGCTCAGTCGGTTAGAGCAGGCGACTCATAATCGCTTGGTCGCTGGTTCAAGTCC